TATATCTAAGACTTCTCTAGGTAGTTTTAGCTTCACATATCGTATTACTTTCTTTAGTTCTTCTGAATTCCAATCGATTGTATCCCAGTTATGGTTCGTTGCTTTCATCATATTATTATATATGAATCTCAGATTACAAGGACCATCGAGATATATACTACTAGTATACATTATAATAGTCGTTGGAACAAGTTTTATAAATTTTGATAATACACTATCATTAATGAAAATGTTCATACACTCTAGTACATTACTAGGAACAAACCGTTTATCCGTGATAAAATAGATAAATAAAGCACCAACATTCTCTTTTGAAGCAATAAAATTATTGAATTCAATCAAGGCTGAGTCGCAATCATCTTGGGAAAGATAGTATGACAGTCGATTTAGTAAGTTGTAGACTATCAAATAATAATCAATGTTCTCTAATTTTTGGGACATGATGCAATGATAGCATTTATTGAGGGTAGGATCAAGAGGGTATGTTATTACCCTCTTCTGGATGGATGATATAGGTAGTGGGGTTGTTGTCGATCATGAACATCATCCTGAACCATGAAAAATGTCACACCCATGCATGCGTACATTAGTGCGACAATACCTCCCACAATACCTAAGTATATCAGTGCTGCAACTACCATGAATGACCTCCTTAGTTTACACCTTTATTTAGTATAAAAGTACAGGAAATCAAGCCGATTTGGTATTAGTAGTTGTATCTATAAGGAGAGAAATATAATCAATGATCTCATATAAAAAGGTCAAAAAAGTTACATTACCAATATAAATCCTTTCTATATTATCTTTCCGCTCTATACCAGTCCTTAAAACGATAGGCAAATCTATGATATCCTCAAGACAATAATCCAGAATATCATTATCAACCTCATTATTATGACCAGAATACACACCAATATACGTGTAAGTTTCAGTACGGTTAACATTTGCATTAACATAGTACATCTCATGTATATATTCGAATGAGATATAGTTCAGGTCATGATTTCTCAACAGAAGGTTGGAACTAATCGGTAAATTAGCTAGATCACTTGCAAAAGAATGTATACATTGTAACTCTGGAAAAGCACTAAGTGTCTCGATGACATCTCTGATTGAATATGAACGTTCAAGCTTAATATTCTCTTGAAGGTACTGCATTATATTAGAGTCATTAAATATTGGTGTGTCAATTATATGTGGCTCATCATATGTAAATGATATAACACCCTTTTTATATAATGATAAATGTTCCATTAGAAGATTCCTTTGTATAATTATTTAATAAACCAAAACCACCAACGTTGTGAGTATTTCCTATATGTCGAAGGGTCAATAACAATAAAGCGATATGAAAATAGAAGTTTTACGATAGACAAAAGAGACACTATACAAAGTAACGTAATAATTAGAATTTCCATAGAAACCTCCAACGTTTTATCTATTTACTATATAGCACATGACATGTGCTATATAGTGCTACGTCTGAACATACTCAGTGATAAACCACATTGCCATGCGTGAGGGTTATTTGAGTCTACGTGTGCCACCAATCGAAATTTATAACCATGTAGGATGTTCCAAGAATTCTCAGCGGTTATATCAAATGTTCCGTCAGCACCGATAGTATGTACCTTGTTGATTATTCTTGCAACCGTTTTTTCATAATTTAATATATCATAAAAACCATCACCATTAGTCGCCGGTTGCAATCCTGTCTCAAAATCACAATTCCAATAACCTGTTCCAGTTTTATTTTCAGTTATCACAGGTGTATCAGAGAATGAATGTGTACCATTTCCAGTACCTACATATATTGCACGACCATCGTTGCCGATGGTCAAATCTTGGTCGCCTGTAGTCACAAAAACATTTTCTTTGGCAATCACAAGGAGAGAAAAAGAATCTTTAATCTGAGTACCAGACCATACTGCATGACCTCCATATAAAAATGTATCCTGTGCTATGAACTCAAACTCTACTGATTGGTCTGTTGTATCGGTATCTGAGATGTTAATGAAAATTTCTTGACCTTCACCAATAATACCATTGGTTACATCATCACCGTATCCTGTCCAATATAATTCATATCCTTCGTCAAAATCTGGCACACCTTTTTTCCAAACATGGATGACTGAGTTGTTACCAAGAAAGCTATTTTCATGTTTCCAACCAACACCATTTGGCTTATCTACAATAATCTCTTTATCAGAACTATCAAAATAGTCTACCGAAGTGTCAACTTTTGGTACTTCACTGAATGTTAATTTTGTTGTTACTGGCATTACTTCAACTCCCTAAAACGTATACCCGAATAAATAGGTGCACTACCACCAATGCCTTCTACAAGTACACTTAAAATCATATTATTATTGTTATAGTCAGTGCATAGTGGTGGCATGTTACTGAAATCTAAGTCTATCGGAATGGGCGATTTAGGTGGTAAAAACCCACCAGCGATTACAATACCACCCGAAGATGAGGTTGCTGATATATCATACTCAACACTTGATTCTGAATCTACAGATGTCCATGAGGCACCCGTTAGCGTGTTTCTAACCACAATCCTATATCGCACGGTAGTACTGTTCGATGTTTGGAGTACGTCACAAGTTTCTGGTATTATTTGTGCACCGGCATAGGCATCTTTAAGCTTTATACTTACAACAGGTGTTTCGGTTGAAACATCCCTTGATGTTGTTCCTGTGTCCACATACCGAACGATACCTTTATTGACAAAGCCACCTTCGGAAATAACTGTCGTACATGTCTGTAATAGTGAATCAGCTCCGGTACTATATTCAATTTCGTAGCGACAGGGAAGGTTGGCAGTTGCCATATATACAGTATCTATGAGGTTTGCATGATGAAATGAATGCACATAACGTATTGCTCCATTATGTACAAAACCAACGCGCACAGTACCCATGCCCAACCATTCCATATCGATGACGATAATGAACGATTTAGAAGGATCAATATCATTAAAAGTATCTATATTCCAAGAGGATTGGTTCACATAGTCATGCGTGACGGTTGAACCATCTGAGACATTGCTTCGGATACCAAAGCGAAGACCTTCGGTTGGATGTTGTTCGTAAAATATCCCATTGTCATCATTGAAATATCCAACACGCTTAATACCACCCGAATTGGTACCTAGTACACCTGTCATGAATATAAGCTGTGATTTGCCCGGTTGATATCGGAACTTTTCATACGTTTCCCTGAAAATTTTGTCACCTGTTGTTGTGACATCTAATGAAAGAGACGATTGATATGGAATATGGATAGACGTAGGGGCACCAGTAGTAATTGTTTCCCATAAAAGAGGTTGTTCATCAAACTGCATTTGTGATTCAAACAACGTATGGGGGTCAGAAACACGCATTCTTCCAAATGCATCGAACTTAGAGATGTCTACTTTCTCAGGAATGTATGTCATTAATAGCTCCAAAGGATTAAGCTTAAACGTTTATTATATTTATTCCTTGGAGATAATGATAAAGGAGGCTTAAGCCTCCTTTTATCCCATCTTTACTTAATTGCAGCTAGTTGTCGTATTTCATCAAAGATTTGCTTGCGCTTAATAATACCATCTTGATATACGGTTTCGAGCAAATCATACTCACCGGCTTCAGATTCTGGAATCGTTCTAAACCCATCCTCAGTTCTAACAAGTGATAGCCTTCCTTTCTTAGAAACCTTGACACGATCAGTCACAGGATCTTTGAATACATCGCGTCCTTTACCATTAACCTCGATGTATGAACACTTGAACGCGAATTTCTGTGTATCACGGTTATGATCTTGTAGTAGCTTACCACCCATACCAAAGACTACATTGTCGGTGGACCATCCGTTTATTTTCAGATTTTCACAGATTCGGCGTACCATTTCTATATCAATTCCATCACCTTGAAGGACTCGAACTTTGTCATTCAGGACCATATATCCTTTTGAATTTCTGTATGATCCGAAGTTCTCTGCCAATAAAGAGATAACATCATATACCATTTCAATAGGGTTCCCACTATCTGGTCGAACAACGAATACGCCATCACGGTCAAGAATCTTTTGCTTGAGCTGCTTACCAAAAATGTTAGACACCGCATTGTAGATATCATAGCTGTCTGAAACGACGGATAGTATACCAGTTGGGTTATCGTCAATAAGCTGTTCGTATACAGCCGCTTCGTTTTCTTTACCGTGTGAAGTGATAGTACTGTGTTCTGCCGCAACAACACTATATCCACATACACCACTGTCATAGTAACGCATGGCTGTTAGAATGCCTAACATAGTGTCAGTGCCCCAAAAGTTAACTAGATGTGCTGCACCAGCAATACCAGCACTTTCATCACTAGACGCGCTACGGAAGCCGAAATCGTGAAGTTTGAATTCGAGACCATCCGTAGTATCAGAAGTAAGTTCCATATATTTTTTAATTATAGACTTACATTCACGACTATACGTAGCTACCGTAGTTGGATACCATACTGACTTAAGAATTCTAGGCTCTAAGAAGGAAGGAAGCCAATAAAATTCAGGTAAGGTGTTTTCAATAACCGCTAGAACATTTTTAACAGGTACCATCATGCCTTCCTTGACAGCGCGTATTTTGATAGGGAAGTACCCCAGTTCGACCAAGGCTTTTGCACCTTCGTAGTTGAATTTCACACCATGTGCCTCTGAGAAGATACGCGCTTCTTCAACGTCTTGCATTGTTGGGAAATTATTATTGATATCTTCAAGAAACTTCTGAAGACCGAAAAATAGTAGCTCGTCAAATTTACCACCACGACTTTCTATATATGAATAGACTTTAGTGGTACCTTCAGGATATTGTTCAAAGTGGGAAAGCTTATAAGAATCACTCAGTAGAAAAAAGTTATTATAGTTCATGATATTATCTCCTAATTGTAGTTTGGCTCTTTCGCCATTTAAATAGACCTTATGGTCTTTTTCTATAGTTGGGTCTCTTTGACCTCTAATACTATTTATACTACGGTTTTCTAATATGTCAATACATGATTTTCATATTTTGTATTTTATAGCCGTATGTAAAAAGGTAGGCTCCATAGAATGTTTAAGTATATATTCAAATTCCCTGTAATCACATGCAGGGACTTTGGGAAGAAAATCGTGACTTCTTAGCTTATAAAGTGTTGGAGCATCTTTATATAAAAAATAAACATGTACCCTGATACAATTATTAAGTATTATATTCGTATTACTGGATTCTTTTACAAACTCACTACATGAATGTTTTACAGTAATACCCGATGGATAACACTTTTGTAACTTATCAAAAACTTGCTTAATATTTCCTTCAATAAATCCGTGATATCGTAAATAATACGTATCCGGTTCCAAGATTATAACCATTTCTAACGAATGCAATAGTCCACTGCTACCTTTTTCCTTATAATCTGTTATCGATATAACGGTTGCGCCCATAATATTTCATTCCATTATTTTTATAATACGATCAATGACCTGAATATTATCAGGGTTATTTAAAAATCTACTGTTGATACTAATATCGCCGATAAATAAATTTTTACCATTTATCAGTTTAAGGTAATTAAACATATTTTTATACTCATTGATATAATGAGAAATATCCTTTCTTAGAATTATATGCATTTTATATACTGTCATTTCTGGCTCGAAACCGTTACCGCCTTCTTTATAACAATCCATTTGAAGAGCGCCAAGGAAATTATTCATATTATTATGCACATACATGATAAAGTCCGAGATTTTTTTCTTTATATTAAGCGAGCTTGCTTTTGATGATATGGAAATAATCATGAATGTATCATCTGAATATTCACTAACATGATAATTGGTGAATAGTATTGTTTTACACGAAAATATTTTGCTTAGCACATCTAGCTTGTCCATAAAAACATATACGCAGGCTTTTACCTTACGCCCTATATAAAAAATGTTGTTTTGTTTATAAAATACATTATCACTACTATGCGACTCATTTCATAATTCTGACAACATCTAATGCTGATGCGAAGTTTGTCTCATTGATCAGGCTTATGTTTATATCTACGTCAATCGTTGCTTTCAGCCCTAAGCATAATAGTTCATCATTTTTGATAAATTTTCTTTACAAACATCCAAATGATAGATGAAAATCTCTAACTTACTGATCCTATATTGTTTTCCAGTAACCAATCCATGTTCTTCATATGAGTGTTTCAAAGCAATACCATCATTTGAAAGATGTTTAACTGCGTTATAAAATTTAACTATCTTTTTTGCATTATGAGTATTGATTGATACCACATCTATTTGAAATTGTAGGAACACCCCTGAATTGCACATTTCCTTATTAGTGCAAAGACCATAATCGTATAATTGATATTTACAAGAGCTTTCTAATTCATCGATCAAGAGTGAATAATCTGGCAACGTAATCTTCCTTTGTTTTCACATAAGACAAAGGGGCTCAAAAGCCCCTTGTATACTCAGTAGCAATTAGTTGATTTTGATCGCACTATCTGTGCCAGATTCAAATTCTCGGCGTGTTGATTCGGCAACAATAGTGTTGTATTCATCAAGGTTAATACTTGGAAAGTCATTGACACTCGACATGAAAAAGCCGCTCACAAAACTATTAAGTTCTCGATTGTAAATACGTTTTGTATCGATAAATCGAGTTTGCGCGTTTTGAAACTCTGCACGACCCGCTTTAATGGCGACTTGAATTTCTTTGTACACACTCGGGTCAAGATTAATATTTTGTTCTTGAATCCATTGGAACATGGCTTGGGAACCATTGCTTCCGTAACGGCCTTCAAACGTTGCATCTACAATCTCTCGTAGATCGTCCTTATACTTGTCGGTAACTTGCACGATCTCTTGAATCTTCAATGTGTAGTTGGATTTGATGTTCTGCAAATCCTTATGCTGTGCAACAATCTGTGATTCTAGATCGACCGCTCGATCATTGTATGAGACATACATGCCTCCAAATGAAACACCAATTACCAGTAGTAGGGCAAAGACTGAAGCAAATACAATACCTGTTATTTTAAGTGCACTCATTATAAACCTTCCTATATTTTTTATCTAAGTTTTTAAGTTTAAATAATCCCAGCGATTCAGGGTTATCTTTGAATATTAAAACATATACTCGTACAAATGGCAAGGCAAATGATGAAACTTCAATCGATACATCATCAATTACACCACACCTACCTATCTCTTTTTTTATTTCTTTTATATGTTTCTCCGCATGTTTATCTTTACAACCACATAAATTTAAGCGCTCACGAACTAACTCTGGGGAAATTCGATTGAGAATAGTTTGTGACAATCGGGTACATTCGCCACACAGCTCTATATCGAAATCTCGATAATACTCCCATGTATTGAGAGCATTATCTATGTGCTTAATAGATGTCATTCCGATACCACCAATATGACAGTCCCGCATTAAACGCAATCTGTAGGAAAAAGACTAAAACAAATTTCCAAAGCTCGATCTCGGTTTCCCAAAGATAGCTTTTAAACTCTTCCATAGGGCGGCGTTTAAAATGCTTAACGACGTTTGTTTTCACAGTTTCAGCAAGAGCTTCAGGCGAAAGATGTTCCAAACGCGTAACGTCGTAGTCAATCGATGGGTTAACATCCTGTTTTTTAGACCAACCAAATGAATAAGACCATTCTACTTTAGGATATTCCGGCGCACCGATTACGACAATTTGATCATTTTTACGACCATTATGCCAGTCGTTACGCAGATATTCTGCAAATTCAGGATTTTCACTATCTACAATAACCACAATGATATTTACTTGTTTACTGTTACCAATCTCTTTCAAAACGTCATGCATTGCGTCATTGTACATTTTACGTTCTGCATTATCTACTGAAATGCCTGAAAAAATAACAGGACGTGTACGATAATAGTCAAATACCCTTGGATAACTAGGAATGAGTCGTTCGTATTCTTTCACAATCTTGTGATTCTTTCGATAAAGTAGTGAACTCTCAATGCCTTTGAGATAGTCTACGTATGTATTACTCACTGCGGCGTGTTCACCGATTTTAACTTTACTGAATCTGGGTGGCTCTTTAGTACCCTGACGGTCAACGCGGTCAATGACAATTTCACCCACTGTTGTATGTACTACCCAATCATAATCGTATGAGTGTTCATAGTACGTCGTACAGACACGATTTTCACCACTACCCGAACATACTTGGTAACTATGTTCACAGCTAACCTGTTCTTGGGCCTTATTAGTAACCTTTCCGTTAAGAATTTCAGTGTTGAGACTACCGCCATAGATCACAACCAACGAACATACAACACTGAATACAATCGACAATGCGATACTTGCTGCCACTTCTCGCCACAATACACGGTGTGGGAACAAGAATCTCATGACAAAAGGTGCAAAAATAGCAAAGATAGTAACTGCTACAATAAACCAGATAAATCCAATCATAAGTATTCCTTTTATTTAAAACATTTAAAGAGAAGGCTTTTGACCTTCTCTTTTATCAATTATACTATTGTGAAAGAATATCTTCAACCACTTCCAAGACTTCTTCACCAAAGTACTTTCCTTTATATTCTTTGGAAAAATAGCCCATTACAGGCCCCACTGCTTTGATGTCATTTTTACTAATGAACTCGGTGGCAATATCTTTGATTTCGTCAACAGTGAGCTGTGGGGGCATAAAATCTAGTAGAACAGCGATTTCAGCATCAACTTCATCGACACTTTGGTTTCGTTCAATATAAATCTTACGATTTTTACGCAGGTTTTTGTAAAAATCCGCAATAGTTTTCTCAACATCTTTGTCACTCACAGTACCATTACCGGCAGGTGACGCTTCTCCAATAACCGTAGTAAGAAGTTTAGCCCGTACTTGATCACCGTTTTTACGTGCCAAAAGTTGTTCTTTTTTGATTGTATTAAGTAATTCTGACATACCTATTTCCTTTCATTATAGATAGAAGGTAGGCATCAAGCCTACCTACCTTATACATTAATATCCCGTAAGCTTATGATTTCATATCACTTGGATACATAATCTGATCAGCAAGGCCGAATTCTACTGCTTCTTCTGCTGTCATGTAGTTGTCACGCTCACAAGCTTTATTCACTTCTTCATAAGTACGACCTGTACACTCGGCGTAAATACGCTCAAGACGTTCACGTGTACGAAGAATATGTTTCGCATGAATGTCGATATCACTTGACTGGCCTTGGAAACCGCCCAAGGGCTGGTGAATCATATTCTCTGCCATTGGTAGCATGAAACGTTTGCCTTTAGTACCACCACACGCAGCAAGGAAGCTTCCCATCGATGCTGCCATGCCGGTAACAACAGTGGTAATATCAGGCTTCACATGCTTCATAGTATCGTACATGGCTAGTCCTGCGGTGACCGAACCACCCGGACTGTTGATATAAACATGGATGTCTTTATTTGCGTCTTGGTTTTCCAGATACAGAAGTTGTGCACAAATCAGTGACGACATTTCATCACTTACCTGTCCTGTCAACATGATAACACGTTCTTCAAGCAGGCGGGAAAAGATGTCCATTGAACGCTCACCATCAGAGGTGCGTTGAATAACCATAGGTACTAGCATATTATATTCTCCTAATTAGTGTTTTATTGTGTGAGTATGATAACGCATTCGTAGAGCTTTGTAAACACTCTATTTCTCAATAACTTTCTTAATCTTCAGATAATTCAAAACGTTTGACGGATTATAGCGCACATTTGCATCTTTATACATTTTTACAACGTTAAGTGTTTCGATGAAATTATTAGAAGCGTTCTTTTCAATGGCCATTTTCCTGATAATCTTGGTTTTCTCTTCATTACTAATATATTTCACAGACACAAATTTGCCGTTATCATAACACAGGTATCTGTTAGTAACCATTGCATAGTCACGGATTTCTGAGGCGATATCGTCAATGTGACGATCAATAACATCTCTATACATTGTATTCTTCAAATGTTCAATAATGCGGTGTGAATAGCCATGTAAGTACGACGACATCTTATATGTAGTTAGGATACGATCTATAAACTGTGTATGTGATATGTAGTTATTATTAAAATGATTAACAGTTTCCTTAATTTTTGTCTCAATAATAGAGTGCACAATGTCCAAATAGGTATCAGATTCAAAACCATATACATTTAATGCGTCTTTTGCGAGATTCCAATCTTTATCCAGTGGATCAATCATTTTACGATTATACTCATCAATCTCTAAATGTTGTCTAAGTAAATTCATACCATATTTACTATATAAGGATTCAAACACCTTCCTATAAGCCTTTAGTAAATAATTCAGTTCATCTACTGTAGCTATTTGAATCATATCGAAATCTAACTTATAATTATTATAATACATAGATCCACAACCTTCTGGAACCCATTCATACAATACATCATAAGTCATATTATCAACTTTTTCGCGTTCAAACAGTAGTCCTTCGATAGATTCAGAATTGGATTTAAGGGCGTAACTCAGTCTATAGATGGTTGAGCTAGGAACCATGTGTTCATAACTTAAGGACTTAAACGTTTTAAGAGATGTTTTTTTAAACCGTTTTGTGGAACGTAGAAATCTATAACACACGAATGGATTCATCTAAATTTCCTATAACTTACTAAAGTATTAACGTTCTGTAAAAATGTGATTATATAATATGTAAAGACTGCAATCACAACATAAGCCATTGATACTGCCATCGAGTCAATATTCAAAAAAATAATGCTATTTACCGCAAAAGATATTATTAATATCAGCGCACAAAGCGCCACTATATTAAAAATGGCGGATATAGTGTATATAATACGTGTCCGCCGAGTATGACTGAACTCATCATTGCTCGCATTACTACCATATTGAGAATCCATATAGTCATGAACATTATCAATGACGAAGTTGCATGATGGATCGACCACGTAATCAAAGTACGACTTCAAAACGCATGATAACAGCGTGGAAATTAAAAATATGGAAAATACAGCACTTATACCTGATACGCCCATATATGTGGACGTACCTATAACAATTCCGAAAAGATACCATGGCATAAACTTAGAAACACGCTTAGATAACAACCGCTCAATCAGATTCATCATATACACTCATTGTTTCAGTATGTTCATCATTATCGGATAGTGAAGATAGCAAACTCTCTTTTAAGCTTCTCAAGTATACAGCAACACTTTTAAATAGCATTCCTTGTATTTAAAAGCACGATACAAGCGAAATCAACAATGTAATACTCGCACATAGAACAAATACATTTTTCGCCGCCAAGAATAATAAGAGACATGCCACAGAAAAAATCATTATAAATGGCGTATGGTTTTTATGCTTCAGTAAAACTGCACCAAGTAGATAATTGGAGTTAAACAGCGTGATGTATTTTGCTATAGTCCCCAATGAATCGGCCACCGTTTCATCCTTAGAAGACATTGTAGATGTTTGCACAGCAACGTCGTTGATATATGTAGCTTCGGTACTGAAATCAATCAAGCCGTCATCAATTGCTCTATTGACATTCCGTATTGAATGCTTCCACTTTTTATACTCATTAAGAGATTTGAATGTAATCCATATAACCAATGCTTGTACCAGTAGAAACCATACCAACAGAGCATTCGTCCCAAAGAAAAGTAGATTTGGAATACCGATTGCCAAAAAAACCATTGATAGCACCCATGATAACATGGTGCCTTTCGTCAGATCAAAGTTTTTAATAAAACCGTACAACTCGGTTCTAAGTAAACCGTTATTCAGACGAAGTGTATCAACTATATGTAGTTTTCTTTCTTTTTCGACTACACGCAATCTTTCCAACTGCTTTGTCATTGATGAATTATTTTTCACAACTATCATCCTTAGTCATCCCAATGCTCTTAAGGGATGCTTTGATCTGAACGGGTTTATCCATATCCAACTTAATAAGTTTGAGATAATTCACCTCACTGATTTTATTGAAGTAGATATTAAATCCTTCAATCATAGTGCCACCAGACAACGGATGGTCTTTCACTACTGCTTCAACGCCGTCAGTCCCATATTTGCGACGAAGCTGATCTCTAATAGTGATCAGATATTCATCTTTTGTCTTGGTCACAACACCGTTGAATAATCTCCCAGTATTCAGGTGAAGCCTTGCGACGAAATTATAGTTTTTGAAACTAAAGGTATTGCTGTATGCAATATCATGACCATCAGTATGAACTTGGTGATAGATTTCACGTGCCTCGAATGGAAGAAAATGTACAACCAGAACAATACGATTCTCCAAAGCCTCGAAATACTCACTAACGTCATTTTGGTTGAGGAATACACGTTCTTCAACCTCATCTTCCTCGTTCAGACCGAGACTGAGAACAAGACAATGCTCACCAATAGGATTATCATCAAACGTTTTAAAATGAGTTTCAAGAGACTTTGAGAGTTTCAGAAAATATGGCAATGCGTTATCACGTTGAGCATTTTTGAAACAAAACTTACGAATTGCCCCCTCGTTACTAAAGCTTAGTGTTGATTTCACTTTCGTGTCACCAAAACCATCGAAGTCAGGCACTACACCATACATGCTTCGATAGACAGAAGTGTTATCAGTGTTTTCTGACAATGTTTCTTTCAGTGTTTTCTTGATAAAGCTTTTCGTAAATTTCATACAATATCCTTTACAATAGGTTTTACATTACATTATATAGAAGTTATGTATCGATTTCAACACCTTCATCATCGTCATTCTCAAAGTCGCGAATAAAGGACAGAGTGTACAACATCATATTAAGGAATCTTAAACGAAGATACTCATAGATAATTCTAGACAATATATATGTACACAAACACGTAAAGAGTACTAAGCTTCCTGAGTCTATAACGATCACCATTCCAAATAGTACAATCAAAATTGACGTAATACAGAATGAACGTGATGATTTACTCAATGACTTATATAACGAATCCTTATAAATCATATGCGTATAAAGTATGACAGGCTTTAACAACTTATGTGCACGTTCAGTTGTGGCTTTGATATACGGGCTAGAAATTTCATACTCACCATTATTAATTGCATTACTAAAAGGCGCGTCCTCTCTTTTATACATATCAATTTTCTTTTTACATAGATAACATGCATACAAACTAACAGCGGTCGTTGAGAGTAGGAAAACGGATGCCCCTGTGATTCCAGTACTTAACCATGAGAGATATAGAAAAAATATGTATAACGCAGTCATAATGGCATCAACTAGCGGCATATCAGTGATTTTCAAACTCATCTGAAACTTGTAACTACTCTTTTCAAGACGCTCACTAGGGATTGAAGTAAGAATCTTAGTATCCAGTTGCCCGGAATTCGCCTCTTCACTAACATCTTTAACGTCATCAATCCAGCTCATTTTTATCCTCCGTGGCAATGCCTGATACTTTTTTGAGTATAGAGTTGATATCGGCATTATTCAAAATTTTACTTAATCCAAAGTGCAAGGGCTGTGGCCATTCACCAAATGGAAACCATTTTGCGTCCATAGATTCCCAATTCAAAAGTGGGGTGAATTCTTCTTTAACTAACGCAAAATAAGTGGTGTACTTGAAACCACTAGGTTTATCAGTATAAGTATATAGTACTTCCAAGGTAGAAGGTTTTAACTGTACTCCCGCTTCTTCTTGAACTTCGCGCACTACCGCTTGCCTCTCATTTTCATCGGGATCTACTGCACCACCAAAAACGCCCCAAGTTTCAGGGTCAAGGACAAGGGGTGATCTTTTAGGAATTAGAAACCTTCCCGTTGTTTCACACATGATAAGACAACCTGCTCCTTTTCTACCCCAAAAACCAGTGTCTTCTAATGCCTGTCTATGTAAATCATCACTCATAGTTGAATCTCATATTTTTTATTCTATATTCAATGTTCTTTTTTAAGTTAAATACATCAATATCTATACATTCTATTATAGACTGAAGTTCAGACAAGTCAACGTATAACTTGTTTGATTTTCTAGCGTTTTCATAAAAAAGTAGGAATCGTTTAATCAAACAAAACTCATTATCTATAATATAATGATATAATTGACTATATCTGTTAATAAAATGTACAATAATGCAATCATCTGTTCTAAAGGGAGGTCTTAAATAACGCTCTACTGTATTTGTATCTTGATCAATGACATGTTTAAAAAATGAAATTAAAGAGGTATATTCTACGCCTGAACTAAACTTAGACTTATAATAAAGATATAGATTTTTAAATATCCTATCAAAGTCCTTCGAATAAATCTCCATTATAGACATTACCTATTAATGTATTCAAACAACCTATTAATAACAATACCAGTGGCATCGGCCAACGCTTTTTCAGTAGTAACTTGTCTATCATATCGCACAATGGTTGGAATGATTAAAAGAGAACATGAAACATGTATACTAGTGTCTTCACCACTGTTTTTTACATAAGCCTTAGCACCTAAAGTGCCTAAATTGATGCTAAACACTTTATCAATTATATTTTCGGGTATGACAAGTTTATAACTATCCACAAACAAATAATGTGTATCATCTGTGGGCAATCCAAGATCTTCAACGTCCCAATAAGATTGGGACATAATTGCAGGTGTCATAGTGGTGATCTCACCTATAGCACTTTCATAATATGCAATTGTATTTTCCAATGATTCAAATTTTAGATGAAGGTGTTTATTCTCTTCTTGGCTATCACTCAAGACTTCAGACATTTCTTTAAGTTCCGTACCAATCCCATTATAAAGAGGATCATCCCGCCGAGACAGTTCATCAAATAATTCATCTCGGTTGAGATTTGACAACAATGGTTCTTTGAATAATCTACTCATACAAATGCCTACAAATACCTATTAATATTATCTTCAGACTCTTTATTTTTAGAAATAGAATACTCCAATTGAGAGTATACCGAATCGATATGATCACAAATAGTTCGGTTATTAATGAGTCTTTTAATTTTTTTATACCCTTTGTATTCACCTCTAAATACGCCCGACATAAGATGTATGTCGTCCATGCTTAAATCATTACCAAATAAGTCAACAAGTGTTTTTAGCCTTGTACAAACACTCTTACCTTTAATGTAATTGTTAATTTCCCATCCAATACCATCGAGCTTATAAGCCCTTGAATAGTATGTCGGGCACAATAGACAATTCTCATACTTAAGGTCTAATGAATACAGCTTTAAGTGATTATGAATTCTATGATCATGAATAACAGGTGTTTTTTTGGCTAGTATAAAACACCTGTTAGTATCTGTGGCAGTATTATTGAAAGTACGTGAAGAATTTGGAATGCGCGTATTAAAACGATTGTAGTGAATTGTAGAAACCACACCAGATACATGATCTATATCACTATTATTCATGTTAGACGGTACAGTAGTTCCATTTTTCTTTTCATATACATCAATAAATGGATATTGTTCAATAATAGAGCTTGTGATTGGATTATCCATAATGCTTGTATAATATGCATAATTATCGGAATAGTCGTCTTGGGAAATGTCCGTGTGTAGTACCCCATCATAATATGATTGCAACTTCTTTTGCATTCTTTCTGGTAGTTCACTGTATTCTTTAGCAATACATGCACATATGAACAAAAAGTTTTCATATGTGCATGTATAGGCTCCGTCTTTGTCATCGAAACTTAGAAGATTTCTTTTAGTTAGAGTAGCTTTTCTGAATTCATTCTTTCCATAGTTAATATGAACACCAAGGCGATAAAGCCTCTGAAACAAGTCATAGTGTAAGATTGTTACAAATTTACCTTTATACAGATCTTTCAAGGAATTCATATTCTTTGAATGTACAACACGATGCCTTTTTCCATTCAAGTGATATTCCACACAGCGATTATCTTCTAGAAACATCCGAGTTTCTACTTGGGCATTATTATTTTCAATAAGCTTAATAAAATCAGTCGCGTAAAACTTAGGCTTCATACAACAAATTCCTTAAAAACTTCAGTCAGGGATTTGCCCGCTGTTTGTGCGTAGCTAGAAATCCATTTTGGATCGACAAGAATAAACTTTTCGGAATTGATATGCAGTTCTGCTCTGCCAACATCAGATAGTTCCACATCTGTGATTACATTTCCTTTGATCATATAATCACAGTAGTTCAAGATTTCATTTTTAACCATGCCCACAAACTTTTCACTAAGAATTTTCTCTTGTACCTCGCTTGGGAGTGCATTTCGGTTATCAATAATGATTCTCCTGCGTGATGCTTCATCATCAATAAACTCGATATTTGCTGAAATGCTATCAATAAGACGATTACGAATAACATCATCGTCTTCAGTATAGATCTTATCTACTACTCTCTCAGCGACAGTATCCAATCCTTCGAGAAGTTGAAGATAGAAGTCAATAACACCTTCAACATACATCATGTTCAGCTCATTGCCAACTGGAATAACAAAGAGTGTGCCTTTAGCAACGTCTTCAATATCTCTTACAAAAGTAAATAAAGACTCAGATCGATATGCGACACCATACTGATATTCATACATTGTATCAATGTATTCATGAATATACTCAGGGGTGTTTGTCGGCTTGCGGTTTCGTTTATTACTAAGGACAGTAAAATTTTCCACTGACATAGATTTACTCAGGTGAACTGCGATTTTTTCAGAACGAATGACGTTGCGTAGGTATTCCTGTGCAACGGACGAGTTTTGTACAATATTCTTTAGCTCATCAAATGATCTTACGACATCATTCACTTTCATTAAGAATCACCGTTAGTCTATAGTGGTTTTGAAAAGAGGGGCGAGGTTACCGAAGTAACCTCTCACTGGCAGTGTTGAATTATTTAATCATGTTTGCATACATGACATTGACCTTGATCCATTGCTTACGTGTCATAGCGATTGGGGTTGTATTCTTTCCAATGCGCTCACACATACGAACAAGCTTATTTTCGTCACGATGTTGAGTAGTAGCAATGTTCATCTCAATTACCTCTCTGATTTGTTATAGACAGTATAACACTAAAATATCGAGAGGGTCAAGGATTTTGTAGATTGATTGATATGTATCGTGTAAATTCTTCACCTTCTTTATCTTTATATTTCAGACTAAGTTCGAACCTAGATTCATTTTCATTGTTGAAGGCTGTGACACCCACGAGTCCATCGTTTTTTGAATTATTGATAATACGCTCTATATCAACCAGAGCCTCTTCAGTTATCATAATTTTTTTAGTTTTACTATTACTCATATACTATCCTGTTCAATCAATGCCAAAATTTCTCTTAAACTCATTCCACGATGCATGGGGGTATGTTGCCTCGTTAAGATCCAAATCACTCGGAATTTCTTTATATACTTTCAAAGTATTATGTTTGTTACCAAATACAGTTTCGTTGAGATAATTCACCATGTTATCTACTTCTGGCAAATTATAAACAACACAACCTTCATCCACATTATTTTCATTCACAACGTAAATATGGTTTTCGTAAACAGGATCGTCGTTCTTGGTCATTTCCTTGAAGAATTCTTCAGCATCCTCAACAGTATCGAAGTCCATACCTTCATATTCTTCAAAGCTAGGCTCAGCATCACAGAACTCATATTGATCATCGTCTTTCTTTTCGAGTTTACCAATACGAGTACCACCGTGAATCGTCACTGTATAATCGTTTTCATCATCTATTACCGCAGTAACATCCATAGGATTCTCACGTGTAGCGCCTTCAACAAGCTGGATCATTTCTTTCATATTCTTCATAGTTTAGTTTCCTCTTTAGAGGTATTTAGGCTATTACAATCAAAATCGTATCCACATACCAACATACCTTTATTGCAATCACATAAAAGATTGTATAATTCACGATTTGATATTTTAATAAAATTGACTGAATCTTGATTTATTGTCAATACCATCCTGTGTACAAGATAATCACCGGAATAAGTACGTTGAGTAACAGGACAGTGTACATTCTGCCTCAACTCATTACTCCCACATTGTACCTTAAACGCATTTCTTTCCAATATGCCATTGAAGAAACTCTGTATTTTCAACAAAGCCCTGCGTTCTAGATATAACGCTTTCATCATTTCAGTACCGCGTTCTTCAATTTCATTTATATTAATTGATAAAAAACATATCTGGAATCGGCTATATCCTTTCCTTTCTGGAACTTTAACAATTTCAGACATCAGTAGCCTCGTTCAATAATTCATCAAGTACATCATCAAGTACATTATGATCAGCATATGATAGAGACTCTTCAAGTAGACGTTTCATAGAATTATAAACCTCGTTATCATCAAATATCATTGTCTTAAATAGTGATGTCCCATGAGAACAATTCGAAATATTAAATATAATCAAATCATACTCTTCGACTACATAGAATAATAATTCAAAATGTCTGCAATTAAATTTATATGATGTTGCATTATCTGCAACGACTCTTTTACCACTTTTGTTATATATAAAGTTGTAATTGAATACGTCACAAAGTTGGTTACATTGCCGCTTGTGTAGTATTTTTTCAATTTTTTTAAACAATGATCTTTGTCGAACGAGGTCTGGGTCATTATATCGAATTTCTTGAAGAATACGATCAACTTCTGCTTTAGGATTTACTGGTCTAAATGTCATGTTTTAATCCTCTTTTAGTATTCTGGAAAATCACGTGATACATACTTTTCACTATAATTCCATAATTGTTCAACAGTGTTGGTCATAATCAAGCATCCATGGCCTCTTAGATTAACTACAACAACTTCTTCGTCTGGCGAAGGGTAAAGTGCTACAACCTCTTCAAACTCTTCCAGAAAGCCACAGGGAACCTTTAGATCAGTCATGGGCGCACCGTTGATGTAAACGTGACCATGTACCATGTAATTAATGTTTGGATAGAAGTTAAAAAGCCGTAACTGTATTGGTGTATCGACGGACGGTTTACGATCCCCATAATACTCTACGCGATCTTCAACATCTGGGTTAATCTCAACAAAGCCTTTGGTTTCAATAAGCTTTTTATCAATATTTCTCTGAGACACAAAGATACGGTTAGATTGACGTTCAGCCGGGAACCCATACATACAACGTGTACTAGCATTTCCGAGAAGTCTATTGGGATTTACAGCATTAACATGCTTTGTGAACTCATTGGCGGAATGTTTTACAAATTCAATAAAAGCAGGATCAATTGTAAAATCTCTTTCTTCGCCAATACTCACACTACGGACACGTGTCATTGCTGTCACTTCTTCTACACGATACATAATAGAATCACACAATTTTTCGATAGAGGAAGAATCGACATAACAATTGCCTAGAGGGTCGAGTACTTTGAAATTATAAATATCAGATGGCTTTGTGATCATGATACCAAGATTACTCTTCGCAGCCAGAAGTCTCCCAATAATATCAGATTCTTTATATTCTTTTTCAACAACACGCTTTGAGCTAATCAAAAATAGTTTAGGATTCTTTTTCTTTATATCTGGAAGAATCTTGTCTTCGTCATTTGAGATATTAGGCATCCAAATAAGCACATCCGTATCAGAAAAATCTACGTTTTTAGACAATTCCGAATAATATCCACCATTAATATACGAGGTATGATAAGACTTTGCCCACATTTTCCCAATATAGGTGGATACTTTCTCTACAATACTAGATTTACGTCCACCTTCATGATCAAAGGTTCCTCCAATTACAACTATTTTTTTCATTTACTATCTCCGAATCGTTTATGATGTTCTTTCATAATCTTAATGGGTTATAATGGGTTAAGAAGAACTGTTTCAAACATTTACCACAGTGAATACATCTGGGTTTAAGAAATAATTGAGTGGTTTTCCTGTATGATAATCAACGCAAATTGTGTCATAAAAATCTGCATGGACAGTATGCTTCGTATTACCAGCATAGGATAAATTTACAGACACAAAACCGTCTTCTTCTGATACCTCGTCTATCTCAAACAAAACATCATCGCCTGAAATACCAATCATCTCAATGTCTTTAGTCCAATCAACTCGCATATCTTCCTCAGTCTTGCCCCAAGGCTTCGCTCGAAAATGGATGAACGTCTAGAGCGTTATACGCTGCGAGTTCATCATCAATAGTCATGAATTCTGGGTACTCATTGCGCATAGTATCGTAGAAGTACTCTTCAGAAATACTACCATCGTCGAATGCATTACACAAGTATTGAAAACGACGTTCCTTGGAAATCTTCGGTTTCCCACCATATTTCTTAGCTTGTGCCTTCGCTTTGCATGACTTGTTGTAGTACTTACCCCAACCTCGCTTAATATCAGAGATACGAACATTTTTGATGACTATACCACTATGGGTTATACATGTCAACGCTTGTTTTAAAACAAAACAAATTACTAATCACTAAATAACTACAAAAGGTCGGGTATATTGTTATTAACTAGATTCATTACATACATGTAAATTCCATATAGGGCTCTATGAACTTTTATTCATTAATGCTGTTTCGTCAGTACGCCGTCTCTTCACAATCCAGACTTTAGAAAGGATTAAACAACCCGTGGATTCTTTTAATATCAAAACTGCTTGTAGTTAATAAATACTTAAAACAGAGGAACATAAACATGAAATCATATAACACCACATTCAAGTCTATTAGAATGGAATCGAGACCACACGTAAACCAAATTGAATACGCAATTATCGAAGTAGAAAAAACATCATCAAGAAGTGCCTCGTATCCATCGAACGTGGTGGTCATTAATGAACTCGCATTCTACGACGTGTTATCTAATAAAATTAATTACTCCACAACGGAGGTAGACGCATATGATGTAGTGTCCACTGATACCATAAACAACATACCTTACTATTGGGGCTATAGTTATTGGGGTAGAAACAACTTAAACGATGGCAATATTTATTATTCTGATCAGAACTGTACCGCATTTTTGTATAACAATGTCGAAAGCAATTCCAATGGTACAGGCTGGGCTAGATTTCTTGTAGTATTCGAGCAACCGGTGGAGTTGTCAAAAGTGTATATCTGGACCTCATCGAATAATAACCGAGATATCCATATCATGCGCCTATTTACACCAAAAAATGGGATACAATATAATAAAACAGAAATGTTAGATTCCAGAGATAATAGTAACCTAAGTTTGAAGTGGGAACTTGTTAATGATTTATCCCAGACTGGTGATGGGATTCGTTTTACGAAAAATTTATGATAGCGTGAGAGTCAACTACTGACGACTCATTGGATAGATGTTTAATTTTCATACTTCTATCCTTTTCTGTCATAATATTTATTCTTGAGTTCAGTAGTCACAACTCATATTTTATCACGCTCACCGATTACTCAATCAAGCTTATCAAGACTTATCATTTTTTAAATCCTCGCTTAATTCTTTAATCTGCCTTTCTAATTCATCCATATTGCGATGAATTTCCTTAGTGTTACCAAGAGCCTTATCCATATCTTTACCAATAGAATCAAGCTCTTTATTGATGTCTTCCAAAGATTTTAAATTATCTTCAAACACTTGAAACTGTTTCTCGTAACGATCATCCATCTTTTCAATACCATGATTAACCGTTAATGCCACCGCTGCTAGAAACAACAAGAAAATAACCATATACACATACGGTAAGTTGTGTTCACCAACTGTTTTAATCAATTTATCTATTACCTTTGTATAAAAGTTCATATTATCCTCGCATTGAGCTTAACTGTAAACTAGTGTACCATAGATCATAAATTACACAAGGGTTAAAAATGAGCATTGAAAATGTTTTGATCATGTTGGGATATTCGTTGGGGAAGTGCTTTAAGATATCAAGTCCTTTCCTTGGACTACTATTGTTTTGTTCGATGATTGATCCAACACTTAGTCTTCTGGTAGCTCTCAAGACATATTCTATTGTATACGCGTTGATCCTTACAGGAGACGTATTTTACTATGCTTACTCAACGGCTTTGTACTGGAAGTTTCATGATAAGAATCTTCTCAAACTGATTCTAGACGAATAGGAAATAAACTATCATAACTATAAATATAACAAAAGGATATGTTATATGAATCGTTATATTAAAAAAGATCAAGAGCTAATTGAAGGCATTCTATCTTCAATAAAATATCGAAGTGCCGCAAAAAAGCTTTTTAATAAAAGTTCTTTTCTTTTACTTTCAAACCTTTATAGCATGGTCAAGGAACAAACATCAAAAGATGGGCTTCTCTATATTGATAGTATCAAAGACCAACTTATTGAAATGGGCTTCAAAAATTTCAAAGACAATGCATATGGATTTCAACCTGTAATTGATGACGTTGAAGAAACCATAGGCACTGTTTATGTTATTGTTTCTGATAATGATGTGGTATCAGTCAAGTACCAGCCTAAATATCTGGACTTTGAAGGATCAGACGATGTGTCAACAAAGTCCTACCTTGTGAAAATTCTTATTGATACTGACGGTAGTGATAACTATCATCGTAAAAAGTTTTAATATTAAGGTGACTAAATGCTTATCGAAGATTTAAAAAATACTACTGGGATATCAGCTAAAGAAGTAGAATTATTATTAAAAACGACGCATTCTGAAGCTTTTAAAAACTATAAAAAAGGTTATACCATCTATAAAGGTATGTCTATATCAACTCCAAAGGGGCAATTTCTTTATCTTAATCCAATAAAAAACCGCAGGTCAAAAAATACAGCGAATTACTATACTTTATGGCTTAATAACCACCCATCATGGTCAGAGTTCCCTAACCGAAGTGTAATAGCAACTACTAATAAAAATTATGCTAGTGTTTTTGGACATACTTATCTGGTGTTTCCTAAAAATGGTATTGATATAGCAGTATGCCCAGATTTTGACTTTTGGCAGTCATTTAATAAAAAAACCTCTCCCGAAATCCTAATCAATGAACTATCCAACTTGTTTAAAGATTCACTAATGTACACCGAAAACCCAAAATCTTACAAACATATGCTTTCACTGTTTAAAAAGTTTGACAGCCTCGAAAATAAAGAAGATTATTTAGAAGATATCTATATTCCTAAAAAGTATAAGACTATTATATTTAAACATGGTATGGCAGGGCTATTCGAGCGTTACTTCACCCCTGAAAACTTTACCTTAACTTCAACATCACAATTCTCAATCAAAGGAAACTATGAAGTATGGTTTGATTCTCCTTTTATTGCTATACCATTCAATAGTGAGAATATTAAATTTTTAAATACATTATAGACAAAAACTAATTCTAAACGAAGACTATTAAGTCCAACTAGACCATTCATCTAAATCTTCAGGGGTAGCATTGGCTAAAAGGTCGCTACCCTTTTCTGCTATCTCTTTTAACCTTTCTTTAGACGGTCTAAAACTAGCCTCAAACGTAACAACGCCCGTAACTTTTCGATAGACTCTTAGAAAGTCTTCTTTATTGGAAGAGTCTAGACAATGAGAACTTACATGTTCCCTTGTCTTACTTAGTGGAATTTGTGTAAAACAAATATGGCAAAACACTACCAAGTCCCTTCTCTAAGATGACTATCATAATCATAAAGAAACGCAATGAAAATGTCTTTAGATTCGTCGTAAACCAGTTTATATAAAATAAACCAACTACTAGTACTGTATAATCCATTGGGAGAGCGCACATAAAATGGATGTCCAATGTGATAATGATACCTATCTGAACTACCATCATTTAATTTCAATTTGCCTTCTAATGGTTTATTTTTGTTGTAGTAATTATGAAGACTCAGAACAGAATTTCGAAGTTTGTCTTTTAATGAAGTCCTTTTGTCATTTTTCAGCTTATCTTCAAAACTTTTAAGCATTTTAATTTCAACTAACTTTCCTTTGGTTACCTTTCGTTCTTCTCCAAGGATATCATCTATTTTCATCAAAAACCTTTAAAACCTCGTCAATACCACTAGCTACAACTTCATCACTACCAGAAGTATTATTTGATTTTTCATATTCCTTTAGGGTGGGTTCATGCATGAGGTCTAAGTACCAAATGCCATCTTTCGGATTTTTCACATATCGAAGACCATCTTCAAACTTATATTCTTCTTTTGTGTAATACTCTAACATTGCCATAATATTCTCCTATAATACAACTATATCATACTACGTATATTTATACAATATACCTTGCTCAGGATATTTGAGTCCTGTGTTTCATATGTTATCTTATCTGGCTTAGTGGAATACGTTGATGAAAAATGTGACAAAACATAGGTATCATTAATACCACGAATAGCCATAGAAAGGATTTATCCTTGTAATATCACTAGGATTGTCATTCCCACAGTTTGCTTCCATCATTTCACCAGCAAGAGTTACGTAAACCTTTCCTAACTCATCTGAAATACTTTTATTATGTTCATAGCATTTTTTATCAATAGATTCTGACCTACCAGTTGCCGACGAGTATATAAATACACCATTAACTCTATAAACGTTATTACCATCATCATCCAAATACCATTCTCTAGATTTTTTTGGGTAAAGGTTGTTTATTTTCTCTAAGCAAATATTAGGTATATCATCACTTCTAGGAACTTCTATTTCTTCTTTAATTAACTTATCATATTCAAACATTTTAATTTCCTTATTTTTGCTCTATTTAATATCCAGAAAATACATATATCATACATTATCATCTTGTCAATAATTAACCAAATAATTGTTGACATACACTCTTCAATAGTTTATGTTTGCATAAAATATAGGAGATAAAAATGTCTTACTTAACAGAATCAAAGCTTAACGAAATTCTTGATACCTCTGAATACACTTTTATTCATAATAAACAGCTTTGTAAAGGAATTCAATACAGACCTGATTTTAAATGCGATGATCTGATGCTCATCATAGAGTTTGACGGATATCATCATTACGATAACACTAAAACACAGATAAGGGATAAAGAAAAACATTCTCTTTATAAAGATATGGGATACACGTTGATTAGAATTCCATACTTTATACAGCTTACAGAAAAGGTTTATGAGCAATTGTTTATAAATGAGGGATATGATCTTGGTATTGACCGTTCTACACTAGTTACATATCCTCATGGGTTTCACGATCCTAAAGCGTTAATGCCTAGTGATTTCAATATAGTAGGATTGGATTTGTTTATGAAACAGATGGCTAGAGAATTCAGGCCACAACAATACGAAGTGTTTGATTCACTAGTAGAGGATTTTGAATATCTTCATGCGATGAAGCCTATGAAGAATTTGGTTACGCATATAAGTGGTTATGTAGAATCTGGATATGACTGTAATGGTATGCTTAAGAACATATCTGAATTTGAGTTTAATCGTCTTAAAAAATAAAAAAGAAGCCCGAAGGCTTCTTTTGTTTTTCTACTTTTAACTAAGTGTTATAGTTCACCAGTGTTCAATAGACGTACAGGGATGTACAAAAATTCCACGCTGCGAGTCGGCACAATAGCGATATCAACCCATAGCTCGTTGCGGTCTATACGTGCAGGCGTGTTATTACTCTCATCACATCTTACCAAAAAGTCGGATATACCACGCTTCTGTACAATATCGGCTAGGAACTTTTCAACCACATTGACAACTGCTTGACGTGTTTGAGAATCGTTCTGTTCAAATATGAACGGACGAGTGATACGGTCAAGCATATAACGTAAGTATGCAGTCAGACGAGATACGTTGATACGATCCATTGCAGAGCTTACATTAGTAAGGGTTTTTTGACCCCACGTTTTAATTCCACCATCCATGTTAACGATTGGGTTGATGTTATTGTTGTAAAGAACATCAAGTACACCGTCTTCGATTTGAGCCACTTTGAACTCGGAGTTTTCAACATAACCGATTGCTGAGGTTGCCGGAACTAAGCCACGGGTATCACCAGCAGGTGCATACCAAGGATATGCTATACGGTCATTTTGAATCAGTACATCAAGTGCCATGACATCAGACGGAACAGATACTAGGTTACCATCAGCATCTGACTGTAGACCAGCAAATGCCCAACATGCAGACATATTGTTATATGTTACCAGACCTTCTTCACCGTCTTGGAATGCACCATTTTGATTACTTGCCCAAGTTTCGACATCATTAGCAAACGCTTTCAGGCGCATTGGGGAAGAACCTACAACAAAGGCAGTCTGTTTCTTAGCAACATTTAGGCTGTTTAGTTCTGGTAGCAGTTCCACATAACCCGGTGCAGAGATAAGGTTGAAGTACTTATCACGGGCACGAGCTTCGTTAGAATTTATCACAGCACGCTTCAATGCTTTAACAACCATCTGACGCTGTGCTTTACGTCCCATGTATGGAGAGCCGTCTGGGCGATTACCAGATACGGATACCCATTCACCATTTCCTTGATATTCTTTAACATTATTTGTAGAGTAGTCCATGTTAAAGAACAGAATACCTTCAGGATACTCTTGTGGATTTGGAACGATGTTACTTACAGTATCACTTGGTCCTTCAGGACGTGCATTACCTTCGTCATCGTAAGGTGCATCATAATGATAATTACCAAATACAACACCCATGTTGGTCACCTGATCGGTATTATCAAGAAGCATCCATTGGTTATTGATGCGCTTATACAGTGCTGGATAGTTGTCTTGATCGTTGCTATCTAGCCATACATCGCCTTCGCTTGGTGATTCCGGCATAGAAGAGCGTATAGAAAGCTTATGGTTTAGCATTTCATTAACATCTTCAGACCACGCATATGGACGCCATACCATTTCACCGTTAGCTTCATCGAAGTAAGCTTCTAGAAGTTCTGCACGAAGGTCAGTGTTATACCAAAGGGTATTAACATCTGGTTCAGCAGTCGGTTCGGTACCAGAAGCAACATACTCTAGAACTTCCCAGTTAGAAGTGCGGTGATAAGCAGACTGACCAGCACCAGCGTTTTTAGCAAAACCTAGTTGAGGTAAGATGTTATTAGGGTCGGTTGCTGCATAATCGCCACCGTTTTTGACTACAATATCATAGCCTTTTGTGTTGATAAGGCGAATTTTCTTACCAGCCAGTTCAGTGCGGATGTTTGCCGCTTGTAGATCAGGATCGGATTGTAGTGCAATTACAATTTCTTCAACAGTTACCTTATCTGGATCAGTAGAAGCTGCATTTTGCATAGATGCGTCAATTGTAATAGTAACATCATTAATAATGAAATTATAAGACTGTGTAGATATATCGAAATCAGCAACGTCTTTATTGCTTAATGCTACTGTATTACCTTGACCGTTGAAGCGTTTCAAGGTGAACACACCTACGCCGTCAGACGCTTTAGGAGTTGCAGGATTATAGTTATAATCCGGGTTTAGAGTACTGTCATTATCAATCTGTGCATAAACCTGACCTTCGTTCAATTCACCGATACCATCATAATAACGAGTTGCATCATCGTTAGTCATGTAGAACGGAACTTCTTTAGTCACGAACTGACCAGAATCAGCATTATAAGAACTAACGTCGAAATACGCACCGTTACGTGGTACAGTAGTTTTAATGAACAGGTCGCCTTCTTCAAGTGAACTAGTACCATCAGCTCGACGAGCAGGAACACGTGTATGTGGCGCAAATTGGAAGTCGCGAGTGGTACCAGACTCAGCACCTAGCATAATCCAAGTACCACCAACCTTTTCATATACAACAATTGGTGTTTGTACAGTTACGGCAGCAAAATCACCATTAACACCGATGGTATCTTTAGGTTGTGCTACACCGTTAACTTGTTGTACACTTTCCATAGAGTTGATAATGTCAACGTTCACTTCTTCCCATGCAGTAGTTGTGGTATTCCACATAAACAGACCGAAGTTGGAACGGGAAATATCAAACCAATGAGTACCACCAGCGACTGGTTTTGTTGGCTCAGTGATACTAGGTTCTAGTTGTTCCAAATCGATATTAGCATTAAGAATGTACGCTTGATTGGTCTGGTTTAGAACACGCCATGCGGCATGTAGACCATATTCATTAGTTTCATCACCATGAATTACAGTGCCGTTATTAACCTTGAACTGTGGCTTACCGAAACGTGTTACTAAGTCATTACGGCTAGTAACTAGTGTTAGGGTATCACCCATTTCAGGAAGAGTACCAGAAGCAATCTCACCTTGTTCATTAAGTTTATTTTGTCGGGTTGCTGTTACGATAAGAGGAACCGTACCGCTTCCAGAAGGAGCGTAAATAGAGTCATCTACTACGGTTACGCTAACACCCGGAGATTGTAAAGTAGCCATTGAAATAATTCTCCTTGTTTTTGAATATATTCAGTTAAAAATCTTTATATAGTTATTTATAGGTAATGAAATTATGAATATATTCTTCAGCATTTAATAATCGTTTGTTCAACATTTACCGCTAAATCAGAAAAGCTACCTACATTCTTAATCTCACATTTATAATCGCACGAGAGCCATGCCCATTCGGATTCGTGGATGTTCATTGCGTTCAGGGTTTGAATTGCATCTTGGTCACCGTATGCCGCTTTAATACCAGTATTTTCCCATTCTGGTCTGAATCGTCTTACGCGAAATATGGATGAGTTGGGCATAGAATTTATGTAGTGATATTCATTAGGGAATCGAATATCAGTAACGACCACATTACCCTTGATACTATTAATTTTGTTTACAAGGGAATAAACCCAGATATTTTCATCAAAATGTTTTCTGAATAAATCAGTACCAATCATAGTCATAGCCATTCTGGGAGTAAAATTAGGAATGCCTAACTTCTCTGCCCACCAGTGATCTACATCATCACGCCATTTACGTGACTCGGGCGTATGACCATTGATCATTTCCATTTCCCATCCAAAAATTACACATAGGCATTGCTTTAGTGTTTCAGCGTATGATAGAATTGAGTAATCGTATTCAGATAGGATATTAGCAACAGTGTCTTTACCGCTGCCTTTAAAGCCCATAAGGCCGACAATTTTTTTGTTATTCATTGTTGTTATTCTCCAAAATTAAAACTTTATCATAAAACTATTATCCGTCAAGGGAGACAACACATGACACCGGGATATATTATTGTAAAGAACCAATCGGGTAATTCAGTAGTTAATATCTACCTGAAAGACAGTGCAATAGTAAGCAACATTTGTGAATTCTTCTGTGAACATTTTGGGCAGTCCGTAAAAATGCCACGAAACCTCTTTTATAATCTTTGCAGTGATCGGTATAAAGAAACTCTCATCCCAGAAGAACGACCGAGAACAATGGAAGATTATATGAATTTCACTATTCCAGAGTCAGAACGTTATATTGAATATTATCGTAACGAAAACGATGAAGACTTCATCACCGTGCGCAATTCCTTCGACAACGTTAACTCACTTGCGTCTAACATTGTCCATAAATTGTTTAGTGAATACGATAATGTACTTAATGGTGATGCTGTGAGGATTGTATCAGAAGTTGATGTTAAACGTGTTCCGTATGTTTATACAGTCGAAGTGTGTAGAGATTTCCAAGGTCTTGAGCGCCCATACATTATAGCAAAGTCTTCTGACGGTATTGAATTTGCAGGGTTCGTATCCGAAATTAAAGTTGTTGAGGACGACGATGAGTAAGATCACACCTACATTTAATTCAAAACTGTCGCAGAGAATTGATAACTTAGTGCAATGTCTCGATCCTATGAACCGACATTCGGTTATTGCGCGTGAATACCGTGCAATCTTATCGTCTATTAGTGATGCAATGTTATCTGGTACCGATGCAGATCCAAGTGTTAGAAATTTTATCCAAGATCATATGACATATTTTCGTAATCGTATACCAGAAATGTATTACGTTCTGCTTCTGGTTCTTTCTCTTCGCGATGATGACATTTCCAAAAACATAACTGAACAGCACATTCAAGACGCAGCTACTGAAGCTTTTATATCTATATCGAAGCGGTATAGTCAGATTATATCCTCTAAAGTTCAATATATTTTCTTACAAAAATACCATGTTAACATTAACTACCTGACATATGCCATTCTAGGATTTACTATTGATATAAAAAATGCATTTTCGATAACAACTATCGATAGAACCGAAAGATTTACACTGATCAACAAAGCTAAAGTGTTTACGAATAATGCTTTGAAATATATGGTTGATAACAACGTTCCATATCTCTTGAATATTTTAGATAATATTCCTATAGCATGGGGGGACGCACCTGTGCATCATTCCATGTTCGAGCAAAAAGATAATGGTGAAGATGTAAGCAAGTATCAGAAAAAATTCAATTACAGGAATGTATGTGACAACTATTCAATAGTAAATCCAAACTGCGTCGAGGCAATGACGCATAAAACCACATCATATAACGATATGATTGAAGAAATCAATGAATTCATTACAAAAGAGTACGCGGCTATTGATATCCATTCAATGTTCATGATTCAAAAACATATGGATTCAAGTTCCACTACTAAACCAACGGAAGCCCAAACATTTTCATGCCAATATCATGTTGGACTTTCCATCGTGTATTATTATGAAGTTATGGGAATAGATGTCTCCGAAATGCTTACTGAAGATTATATTAAATTCATATTTAAAACGAATGGGAATAGCAATAAAGAATCTAGTCACAATTTTATCATAGTTCATAACTGTATTGCTTATTTAGATAAAAAATTTGGTTATGACAAAGATGTGATGAGGTCTTTAGGTAACTACCGTAACTATCTGAAATTAACAAAATCTATTTAAGAGGGCTTAAGCCCTCTTTTTAAATGTTGAAAAACTTTCGTGCGTAGCTCTCAGCCTCAATTTTAGAAGCTTTGAAATAGAAATAGCTCTGTTCACGACCAGATTCCAGTTGTGTTCGATATTCAGGCATGAGAATACCATCTCTTACCAAATATTGAAGGACACGTGTCACTTGTTTATGAGGTGCATTGAAGCGCTTCACATATTGTTCTGGTGTAACGAAATATTTCCCTTTTGATGGGGAGAGAATTTCGACCAGAACTTGTTCGGTTACTTGATCGCGTAGTTCTTTGAAATTTTTCTTGCTCAGTACAGTACCTGCAAATGATTGTACGTGTTGCATAATAATTCCCTCCGTAATTGATTTAAAAATAAATTATAGCAAGTAGTACATCTCCATGTCAAATCGAATTCGTAAGAATTCATTGTGAGGTGCTTGACGCCTCACAAATACCCATAGAGAAATTATATTTATAGTAGTTAACTATATAGTTATTATCTGTATGTCATTCCATTCCATACAGATATGAAATATCATTATCATGATATTTCTATTACTTAAATATATCTCTATCTATAACTAAAACTCTTACTTTTTCTTTATATAGAAATAATAAGAAATAGGTTAGACTTTTTAGGTCAGAGTTTTATTGATAATAATTCTCATATCTGGACATATAGACAAATCTGTTATTCGTGTTATGTTATTGATATAACAAAATGGAGAAAAAGAATATGACAGTAGAACGTAAAGATTTACAACCACTTATCGAACGCGTATATGATATGAATGCTGCATCACAGGTTTATTTCATTAATGAGATTTTTGGTAATACATTTGGGGATAACAGAACTAATAAGGTGATTACCCAAACTGAAAATATGTACGATGAGGCAGAAGAGTTCGTAAAAGATGGTTTAGAAAAGAATGATCGAAAAGAAATAATTGACGCGATTGGTGATCTTCTGACGTTTGGATATGGTATTGGCTACCTACTTGGATTAGATAGTAAGGTAGTTTATAACTATGACTATTATGAGAATCGTCCAGACATTACTAATGAACGAATGATCAAACTTGTTGAATATCAAACTGATGAGCTTATCGATGCCTTGAATCTAAAAGATAGTAAAGATTATCTGAAAGAATATGAGAAGCTTATGGGCCTTGTAAAGACATTGTGTTCATTAAATGGTGTTGATGAAGATCGTTTGATGACACGTATTACTGTAAGCAATTTGACTAAAATCTGCTCTACGTTCGAAGAATGTCAGGCAACCATAGATAAATATACCGATAATGGTGTAGAAGTTTATTCTAAATACTTTAAAGTGCAAGGTAACTGGATTCATGTTGTATATTCCTCAAAAGAACAGGTAGTGAACGGTAAAATGTATCGCGCTCATAAGTTTCTGAAATGTATATATTTTGAAGAGCCAGTGCTTGATGACCTTGTATAAATATACGTAAACGAAGGTGGCTATTGATGATTTTATTTGAATACGATTATGATATGTGTGATATTCCTCTTAATGAGAGTATCCAACAGTTAAACGAAGAAGATTTGGAGCGCTTATTCGTGAGTAGTTCTAATGTTCATAGCTTCTGGTTTAAGGATAGTGGGAACGGTATTGGTACATTAACTATAGAATTTAACAATGGTGCTGAATATGAATATTATCAAGTACCTTATACTGTAGTAAAATACTTCACGGTAGCACCATCATTTGGGCGGTTCGTGTGGAAAAATATCCGTGGATACTATAGTTATCGCAGAGTTGATGTAAAAGGTTATCCATTAATTAAGCCTAGAGTTAAAACTGATCCTAATACTGGTAAGATAGTCCGATGGAAGAAGAAAAGAAAGAAATAGAGGGGGTATGAACTATGATTGTTAAAAATCTAAAAGGTAGTAATGTAAAATTTAAATAATATAGTGGACTTAGTATATAAAAGGGGGATGAGTGTATCCCCCTTTTTTCTTATCTATAAATATTATTAAAGATAAAAAGGATATTATAATGACTAAAAAGATTTTTGAAGGCGTTAAATTTGGAGAGAAAGAAAAAGCTCTAATACTTAAGAATGCCAAAGATTTTAATGTTGGTATAGAATATGAAATGCATTATAAAGAAAATCTTAAGATCGGAGATTTCTTAGATAATGACATGGATGATTTTTTATCCATGATAAATGCATATGACCTGACGGTAGAGGTTGAACGAATATTTGAAGATGTTCTAGTAGGTAGTAAAATACAACAGATGGTTAAAGATGGAATGATCCTAATCAAGCTGTTTGATCATATTAATGACTTTGACCGACTTGTGAAGAAAAATGTAAAGTCTGACGAACAGGAAGATGATGAACACGAGTTTGGTACTCAAATGAATATGGTTGATGATGAGAAAACCATACGACAGTTTTATGATGCCTTCATGAAGATCTTAAACAACGGTGACATTGATAAGACAAATGTTAAGCGTATCTCTTCTTGGAATCGAAGTTATATAGAAGATATAATGCGTTTTATCGACCTGTATTATGAGGGTGAAATGTTTAATGACGAGAATTTCGCACAATACAGTGATTATTTAGTAATTATTAGTAAGATAATCGATGGTGATGAGAAGCACTTAAATGGATTGATAGATTCGATGGCTAATACGGAATTACTAGATATACCGAGTAAAGAAGATATACCTTATGAGTTTGCAGAGTTTGATGAACAAAGCATAAGTTTTGATCAGTATACAACTTATCGTGAGGATCATGCTACTATACCTACTATTGATAATGAAATTTTCAGAGAATTTTCAGAGCAATTTGAATCTATTTCGTCTGAAATCCCGATGCATTCAGAAGGTTCCTTACCTGATGAAGATGATTTAAAAGAACACGGTGTTGATATATCTAAAATCACGGGTATTAAAAGGGACAATGCTGAACAGGCTGAAGTTATAACCACCAAGATGAACGTAATTGAGGCATTTAAGAACATAGACCAGATGTTCAATTTTATGATCAGTAATTCGGAAACAAGTAATTATTCAGGAATGCATATATCAATATCAACTAATAAATACAATCTTGACGACTTCAACCTGATGAAATTCGTGGCTCTTTTAGATCTAGATCATGTATTAGATATGTTCCCTGAGAGACAATATGTTGAAAATCTAGAACAAATAATTGATTATGAAGCAAAGGATATGTTGCCTGATGTTATCGAGGATATATACAATAGTAATAATAAAGTATTGTCAGCATCAGAAATTGTTAAAACACTTACACACAGAATTGAAGTGATGATTTCTTACCACAAGGAACAATCTATAAAATTTGGTGATTATAAAGTATTAGATGGGCGTATAGAACTACGGTTCTTTGGTGGGGAAGATTACCATTTATACGAGGATGAGATCAAACATCACTTATTAAGGGCGCTATATCTTTTGAACTTCGCTTATACAGACACATATAATAATGTTTTTTATAAGAAGATGGTTAAGATAATTAATAAAAATGCTAAGGAAAAATATAATACTTCATTAAGTAACATTGTATCGGTAATAAATCGAGCCAACAAGATATTTCCTAAAGATATAGCAAAAATGTATGACTGGTTTAAAAAGACCATAGGTCAAGAACAGATAGATGACATTAAACAGTTCGATAGATATATGTCAAAAGCGTTTGGTGAAGACTGGATGCTAGATTTGGATTTTTTAAGGGGTTTGGAATGAGTAAAGAGTTATTTGAGGGGATTAAGTTTGGTAATAAAGAAAAACAGTTTATTTTAGATCATGCTGATGAATATTTTGTTGGTATCGAATATGAGTTTAATTATGAAGGCGAAGAGGTTAACTTCGATGATGTCATTGATATATCACAGGCTGATGATGAAATACTTCATGATTTAGACAAACTCTATGATAACCACGATATGTTTCTAGAACCTGAATATTCCGAATATATTGCTGATTATGTTGAAAGTGTCCATGACATGGATAGTTCAGTACCGTCAAAGGTAATGGACTTTCTTACATTAACAACACGATTAGTTAAAAAAATAAGAGAGTTTCAATCTTCTGATACTGAGACGCAAGATTTATTCCCCGATGATAAGAAAGCATCTTATGTTATTCTTTATAGGGATGTTTTGAAAGACTCAGTAAATGATGAAGGGGAAGTAGAGCTTTACAGCATAAAAGATATTGTATACAACCATGAAATTAATCTTAGAGAGATGTATGATATATGTACTGTATTAGATGTATATTTTGATGGTGATCTTTTCGGAGCCAATAGTGAGATGATGAAAGATTTCTATAACTTTTATCAGTCCAATACCTTATTTGATGAACGATTTTTCAACATTACGGAAATAACTAATGATGAATATTTAGATTCCATTGATAAAGATGAAATTGTGGATGTATCAGATGCAATTGAGATGTTGTCTAATTCTTCATTGATCACAACTGAACTTGATATAGAACATCTTTCTTATACCGTAGAGCCAGATGGTTTCAGTTATGGTGATTTTACGCTTCCTGATTATATATCGTATGTGGAGAATTATCATGATGTTTTGGGTATAACTAGGCATCTCGTGGACACTGCGAGAGAAAATTTAGAAGATATTATACAGAACTATGAAGTGAACGAAGATGAAATTAGAGATCAGATTCCTCATATCGATAAGATTGTTGATGAACACGACGAAATGATAGAAGTGATTACAGAGAAAATGGATGTTGATGAGGCATTGCTTAATATCGAGACCATGTTTAAGTATTTGCAGAATCACCGAGTTGAAAGCTATGCTGGTATGCATATATCTATATCGTCACGTATTCATGATCATGATGACTTTAACATAGCGAAGTTTATTACTATTATGGACATAGATTATATAAGTGAATTTTTTCCTGAGAGAAGTCATGTACTGGATTTGCAAGAAATTGTAATATATGAAATAGAAAAGGTAATCGATAAGTACATTCTAACTAGTGTTTTAGAAAATGATAGCTTAGTGGATGTCGTTAAGAACTTAGAACAGTATATCTCGAATACGAATAATAAAGAAAAATTTCAAACTATTAACTTCAAAGATTATGATATACTTGGTGGGCGTATTGAACTGCGATTCTTTGGTGGTGAGAATTACCATGAGCGATATGGTGAAATAGGTACGCATCTATTCAGGGCATTATATTTACTAAACTTTGCATATACTGATGAGTACAACAAAGAGTACTACAAGAAGTTGTCCAAGATGGCCAATAGCGTAGTGAAAGAAAAGTATGGTTTTACTATGTCATATCTATATAGTTCACTTAAGGCAATTTCTAAAAGAATTGATTTGAGCGAATTCTTTGAAGAGTTTGATGAAGGCAATCCTAATCAAGATTCTATGGAGTTGTTTGAGCGGTATTTCAAGAAAAAATACATAGATGTTATCCAAAGCCTTCATAGAGTATTAAAAAGCTGGTAGACATGGTTAGAAAATATGGCATACTATACACAGGAGGTATAGTATGCTTTTTATTGAATTAGTTGGAATAATCGCTACCTTTTTTGTGGTTCTTAGTTTTTGTTTTAGGAATATACGGACTGTGCGAATGATAAACATGATAGGCTCTTTTGTATTCGTTTTATACGGTATATTGCTTACGTTGAATGCCGGTAGTGTCATGGGATTTATTTCTATTCTAGTAGTTAATATCATTCTTTTTGGGATCAACGGTTATCACTTAGTTAACAAAACACATAAAGCTGATTGATAATAACTATTAGATTATTGCTTATAATTATGTTTCACTATAATAAATACTAAAGTGGGAGATGATTATGGTTATGGTTATTAAGTATGAAAGTGTGTTAAAAACGTTAACATTTTGTGTAATACATTTTATGGTTGGTTTTAGTATCGCGTACTTATTTACGGGATCATTAGCATTGGCAGGTGGTATTGCATTAGTAGAGCCTATGGCTAATACAGTGGTGTTTTATTTCCATGAAAAAAATATGGAAACGTATATGTTCTTGAAAAGAACGTGATGGTCAGTCTTTGGAAAAAGTTTCTTTAAAATGACTAAGACACTTTCTACAACCGCTACAGATGTTGTAGTCAGACGCTAAATCTTTTAATGTTTTTCCTTCCTGTTTGTATTGTTCTACTGTCTTATCATTTACATTTTGACAAATGCATACAATCATGCTAATTACCTTTATGGAGTTTAATATGGTATTTATTTTTATGATAATTATTTTAATGATGATTGTCAAGTTTATCTATCACACAAACAATATTAAGTCGTTGAATAGAGATAATCGTAAGGGCAAGTTCCACCATAGTGTTGTTACTGGGAAGTATAGAAAAACCCTTTCTAAGAAATAGTGAATAGATACTTGACAGATAACTGTTTGGTTGTAATATCGACTTAAGAAATGAGGTTATGGTTATGGCTAAAGTACGAGAAGACAGTGATGGTAAGTATATCATTTCTGAAGGTAAGGTTATCCGACCTATCGATGAATCAGAATACGAGACCGATTCTGATGTAGTAGTATCGCCATGTAAGGACACACCAATATATGGTGTGGGTAAAAATGGCACGTGTAAACGTGGTGAGTATTGTGAGGCTTGGTATGATACCGGACTTAACAGTGATATGCATAAAACGCTTATTGAAAGTGAAAACCCTGATGAATCATTGACTGAAGTTACTGATATACAGAAGCAGTTGCTCCAAGATTATCCAATCACAAAGAATCAAGATGGAAATATTTCATTCGCTGAAATACGCAAGGAACATAAAGAGTTGTTACAACGTGGTGACGGTGTGGTTTTTAATGCTTTGAAAGAATCACTATCTGATAGCGCGAATAATGAAATTGGCTCAATTCCACCCCTTGATATATTTAATGAACAGGATGACAAAAGGAATGATCATGATTAAACCCGAATGTGAAGAGAATGTACCTGACTTTCTTAAGGATGCTATATCCGAGTTAATATTCAAAGGTGAGAACATTGTATATGATTTCGAAAAACATTATTCCCCTACAAGAGCGCTTAAAAAGGCTCATATCATAAGCGATAAAAAACCAGATGGGACAGTGGAGATGAAAAGATTCATTGTCAGCTATGTGACTAATGCTGGAATTGTGGAAATATTTAATATTACTGAAGATAAAATGAATTGGTGAATAAATGAAAAATGTAAATGAAGCATTACAGGCTCTAGGCTCAACGACAAAACGTAAAGAAAAAGAAGCAATATTGGAAGAAATAAAAGCGTCAGATCTAAATGATATTTTCAAACGGGTTGCGTTTTTAGCATTAGATCCAAGACATGTTTTTAATATTGTTGAATATGACAAGAAAGAGCTTATGGAACAGGAAGATGATAGAACGATCATTGGTTTAAACGAAGCTCTGGATATTTTAGAAGAAAAGCTTTTGAATGAAGGTATTCGTGGTAATGCAGCAAAAGACCTTTTATTTGATATTTCTGGAAAACTTCTCCCTGAAGACCAAAATGTGTTGCAGTGTGTGATTGATCGTACACTGCGTTGTGGAGTAAGCGATAAAACTATTAATAAAATCTGGGACGATCTTATATACGTACATCCATATAGGCGTTGTTCATCATTTACTGAGAAAAACCTGAAGAAGATTAAGTTACCTGCTATTTCTCAACTTAAAGAAGATGGAATGTATGTTGATATTGTTGTGAATGATGGTGTCGTAGAATACAGATCTCGTAGTGGTGGATATTTTGCTTGGCATAATCACGAAAATGAGAATTTATTAAAACATAATGCCGATGGCCATGTTCTTATGGGTGAAGCCCTAGTTAAGGATGAAAATGGTGAAATCATGGATAGGCAATCTGGTAACGGGTATCTCAACGGTGATGAGGTCGATCCTACGCGCATCGTATTTAGTTTATGGGATATGATACCCATCGATGAATGGACCGCAGGTAAGTCATCACAGCCGTACTCTGAGACCTATAAGAAGTTGTGTAAAGTAGTTCCGAACCTTAATTATTCGTTCCGTATCGTTGATACCCGCGAAGTAGAAACCGTGGACGAGATCGTTGAGCATTTCAAATCGAATGTTAGTAAAGGTCTCGAAGGAAGTGTGGTTAAAAACAAGGACAGCGTTTGGAAGGATGGTACTAGCACTGATCAAGTGAAAATAAAGCTTGTCTTTGAAGTAGATCTAGTAGTCACCGATGTTCTAGAAGGCGATAAAGGTAAGAAATATGAAAACATGCTAGGACGTATAACTGCAAAAACATCTGATGGACTATTAGTTACAGATGTTGGCGGCGGCTTTAAGGATTCTGAACGCGAAGCATTTTACAAAGACCCATCTAAGATAGTTGGTAAAATTGTAACTGTGAAGGCATGTGATATATCCAAGAGTGATGAGAACGAATATTTCACATTAAGTAACCCACGTTTTATAGAAATTCGTAAAGACAAGAATGAAGCTGATAGTTTTGAAAGGGTTAAAGAGCAAAAAGAAGCTTCTGTTCGAAGCTTGGAAATCATTCTATAAGGAACCATCATGGATTTGATAGCTATTGTGGGAATAATTGCAGCTTTGATAACCATAACATCCACAGTGATATTGGTAGTGAGACGAATTCGACGTTTCATGTCAGCTATAGATACCCGCTTAGGTATGGTCGAAGATAGTTTGAAGTTGCGTGAAGAATTAATTGTAACAAAAGAGTTTGTCGTATTAAATGAAGACAACGACAAGCTCTATACTATCCCAGTTGGTCAAACTGTTATTGTTTATGAGGTGAAAAACACCATCGTTGACTTTGTAACAGAAGATAGATTGATACGGGGTAAAACAAATATAGAAAATTTTAAACAGGAGTAAAAAATATGACGTGTATTATTGGTGTTGAAGTGGGAGATAAAGTTGTTATTGGTGGTGACATCCAAGGTTCTGGACGAAATAATAAGATTGTTCATACACAACCAAAAGTATTTAAAAATGGAGACATGGGATTTGGATATACCTCAAGTTATCGCTTTGGGCAAATTATTGAGCATTCTATGACCAAAGATTTTGTCCCAACAACACAATCTCAAATTTATCCATGGTTGGTCAAAGAGTTTGTACCACACTGCCAAAATGAGCTGGAAAAAGGTAAGTTGAATGGTGGCGGTAATTGCCTGATTGGCGTACAAGGTCAGCTATGGGAGTTGCAATCAGACTTTTCCATTCTTCGTTCTGTTAATGGGATTAACGCGGTTGGTAGTGGTTATGAGTATGCACTAGGTGCCATGCACACTTACTTAAAAGATCGAGATATACGAAATATGACAACCGACGAGGTAATACCATTGATTCATAAAGCGATGGAAACCGTTTCAACATTCTGTCCTACTGTCGGAAGTGCATGTACTACTATTGTTATTTAAACAAAAATAGGACTCACTGAGTCCTATTTTTTCGTAGGCTTTTCGAAATCCCCTAATAGTTGATTCCGATCAAATTCTTCACCTGCCCCCTCGGAACCTTCCTGTGGTGGCGTATCGCCGTCTTCATAATAAACATCCTTTGTTTTAGGTTTATTCATATCATGGTCTTGCTTTTCTTTTCTAAGCTGCAACTTGGCCATTTCAATTTCACGATCCATTGCAGAGTTCTTAGCATTGAGGGCAATGTCTAGTAGCTTAGTAGCACTTGCTAAATATTTTGAACCAGCATTGGCTTCCATAGTCATCGCCACTGTCATAATTTCATCAAACTTATTCATAGCAGTGGTGTGAATATTATCAACGTCACTATGGTATTTTCTCAAACTTTTTAGCTGACGCTTCTGTTCTTCAAGTTCGTTTAACTTTTTTTGTGTTTCAGCTATTTGCTTTTTTAGATCTTCGGGATTTTCCATTTCATTTTCATCCCAATCAGAATCTTCAAGCTCAGCCAGATAATCCTTCATATCGTCTAATTCATCAGTATCATCGTCTTTTGAGTTTTCAATATTTTCATTACTGAATTCTTTATTAATATCTTCGATAGAAGGAAGATTAAAGGTTTCTTCCAACGGAGTTTTATTTGACATTGTACACCTATCTTCGTCTTGTTTTAGGTCGATTCTTCTTAATACCTTTACTATATTTAGTATTACGATATATCTCAGCTTCAGTTACAATTCTGAACCGTATTCCTCTTTTTTTACAAAATATTTTAGCAGCTTCCCATTTGGCTTGATTTATAACAAACGCTTCCTTGTCTTTTTTACTTTTGGCGTACTTAGGATTTGCTTGCTCCATAGGTTTAATTTCAACTAGTTCTGAGTACTTTCGTCCACGTACATCAGTATATATTACAAAGAAATCGGGAACATAGTTTGAGATTTTTTTGGTAAAAGGATGTCTATATTTAATAGATAATGACTCAGATGCCCAGAAAACAATATTGGGATGCTCATCGCACATTTCACACATCTTCAGCTCCCAACTTGAACGATATGTGATTTTGTTAATATTATCACCAATGTATTTTTCGCGGTTTTTTGGGTAAAATCGACCCTGATGCCAGCGCTTATCCAATTATCGATCTCCTAATAAACTTATTTGGTATAACTTGGTGTCTACGTTTAGTAACAAAAGAAGTGTTTGGGCGATATGTATTTAGTATATCAACCATCTCTTTAGTTATTTCTTTACCATCAATACCATTTTCTAAAAATGCTATCGCATTTATGTTATTACGATTACAGTAATTTATTACAGCAGAAACACGGCTATCAATATCATAAGAGTTGTATCCCTCTTTCAAAAGGATACCTTTTATTTGATCAAAATATTGTTTGTTTTCCATTAGAATAGTCCTCCTAAGAATCCGCCAACACCGCCTGTAGCTCCTGTGGCGATATTCACACCTTGCTGTCCTATAGCACGTTCAAGTGGGTTATCTGAATTCAGAAAACCATCTGCGGCGTCTACAGCCTCAATTTCAGCCAAACGTATCATGCTTTGTGCGACTGGATTGTCTAATGCGAGGTCTCTTTGGTTATCAACAACCTCTACACTTGGACGCAATTCATTGGAATTGGCATATACATCAGATACTTCAGTATCTTGCAGACCGTTGGTTAAATGCGTCAATACATTGTCTGCTTCAGTCAGGAATTGATCATAGGTCATATTGATATTTGACATATCAATGTATTCATATTCTATGTTACATGTAGCGGCAAGCTGTTCTTCACTCTCGTAACTAAGTTCATCATAAACGAATGACTTGATCATGGGGTTGACTACGCGTATCTTTTTTGCACCATCAGCCCAGAAAAAGTAAATAGAAATTGCATTGATAAATTGTTTATCGTCACGATCACTGTTATGACCAAAGTGATAACCTGTTTGATCTACTTCAAAATCGTTAAAGTAATATGACATATATTCTTTATATAGATCTAAAATACTTATTTTACTGTCGTCGTCTTTGTAGGTTTGGTAAATATCACCAAAACGACAAGTTATTGGAGTGTACACAAGTCTCTTAGGTACATTACGATGATGGTTGTACTGATTTACAGCCTCCATCTCGATTTCGGCACTTGGAAATGTCATGTTCTTAAGTAAGAACGAAGTACTTCTTGGGTATTTTGATTTTAAACGCTTGCTGTTAGGAACAATAGCGGTGTTGAATTCAAAGTCAACCAAGAAAAGACTCTTCATCATAGGATGACTAGTGTTGTACTTGAATTCAGCATCTTGTACTACTGAATTGAAGAATTCATTGTTACCATATGCGTAAGAATCAAGAAATAGCTTCTCTTCACGCACTTCACTTGCAGCACTATTGTATTGTGGTGGAATTATTTGCTCGCCGGTACCAAGGAAAGAATCGACAATGCCACCTACACCAGCCATACCTACCGCAGCTAGTGCTTCTTCACGCGCACCTTCTGCACGACGAGTCGCAGTTTCGGTTGCTCCTTTTTGGATATCGCCGAAAATATTTCCACTGCGTTCACTCACACGTGATAAAAAATCACGATTGCCATCATCTTGTAAAAATGACATCTTCTACTCCTTAATTAGGCCGGTGGCCACAAATCACCGTCGTAATTACCTACACTTGGATCATTAGGGTCTATGTATCGAACGTCATCTTCTGTGGTAAAGACTCCCGAAACACGGTCTTTGACGTTAGATAATAGGTTCTGTCCTGAGTCCAATACGCCACTCGCAGTATCGGAAATATTATCAAAAAACCCTCCTTCTTCTTCAGCTTGAGCCCGGTCCCCGCCATTCGGAGCGCCTTGTCCTCTCGATGAATCTTCATATGCGAAACTAGGGTGAAGGATTATGCGACGTTCTTGTGATATATCAAAATAGTCAAAGGAACAGTTAAGTGTTATTTTTGATATACCAACCCCATCATCGTATGAATTTGGTGTATTTTCGATACTGTCAATTGTACATCCATAAAATGTCCATGTTTCCAAAGACTTATGGTTAGTTCTACCATCCATTACTTGTAGCACACATTTGAATTTAGTATCTATGCCCATGTACGGTGATTTCTTCTTATCCTGTGTAATAGGATGAAACTTATATGTTTGTTTTTTTGCTTGAGCATATATCTGAGATATTACCGCGTTTGTAATATCGTCACGTAGTATCATAGTGAAATTTTCATGCTTCAATCGTCCTGAGTATTTTGCTCTACCAATAAAGCTATTTGTTTCTTGAGTATTGAAATTTAGCGCAGGACGCGTGAATGACTCGGCCATAGCAGTTATAATAGAGTTAGGTTGGATTGCGTATCGTTCACTTCCTACGTTTGCATCGTCTTTGACGGCGGCAGTAGTAGAAAGTGTTCCAAAATCTAATAGAAACACACGAAATCTACTGTTGAATTTGGGCTGTATAAGTCCAGCACGTTTATCTTCAACAGTGTCTATAGGGACACCATACTTGTCCATTTTACCAAAACTCATTATTATTCCTCGTTATTGAAAAATCCGCTTACGCTATCAGTAACACTATTTACACCTGACGAGATGCTATTAGTCACTGTATCAGTAACTTCGCCCAACATTCCTTGTCCTTCCCCAGTGCTTGATAGCTTTGACTCGGGAGGGGTAGCCATTACTGACGCATTACTAGTTACGTACCAGAATAATTGTTTAGCAGATTCAACACCATTCACTTCAGAATAATAACCACCTAAGTAGTCGTATGAAATAACCAATGGAATTTCATTAAGTCCACCCTCCATGTAGCTCAATGATCCAAAGTCCACACTTTCGATAAAACAACCTTCCAGTCTAAAAGCATCAACTGCTCTCATTTCATTAATACCATCCAGTGTTTCTATTATCATTGTGAACTTACATGCACCGCCGCTTAAGGCATACCTACCTTCGTTAAAGTCGTATTGCTTTTGCAATTGAGAAGCAACAGCCTCACTTAAAGAGTTGGCAATATCGTCACGAAATGTTACGGTGATATTTTCAAACTTAGGTTTATTGAAAACTTTTATTGAACCAGCATACGTTCCTAGTTCAGTAGCCTCAAAGGTCACCTTTGGTCTACCAACACTGATTGCTTGTTGAGTAGAGTCAAACGAATAGGAGGCTGATTCCAGCCCCCCAAAGTTTACAAATCTAACTCTAAATTTAAATTTAAGCTTAGGCTGAATCGCGACATCCCGTGGGCTCAGACCATCTATTGGGATGCCATATTTAGCATATAAAGCCATATTAACCCCTTAGTTAAACAGCAGAGTTGTTACCATCAACTGTGTCTTGGAATTCGAAGCTTTCTAATGCAGTAGAGTTACTAAAGTTCACATCTTGACTAGATCCCATTGCATTAGTAATATGGAATACGTTATCAGGACGTAGAGTTAGTGAAATCTGTACAGGATCACCAGTACTGTAGTTTAGCGAACCCCATTCAACGTTGGTTATCCAGCATCCGGTGATGAACCAAGCTTCGGTTATTTCAGCACCTGAACCACCGCCTTGCGGCCATTCTGCATCACCATTAGAGCCGTTCAACATCATTATCTTTGTGTTGAACTTTATAGCACCAGCAGAGGGTGCGTGACTTTGGTGATATGGGTTATGTTGACGATCAAGCTGTGCTTGAACCAACCCAGCAACAGTGTTATTTGCGTCGTTACGTAGGTTTACGTTAAATGTACCAAGGGTATGCTTCCCTGCTACATAGTAACGAGATACATAACTATCAATCTGTACTGGTTCTTGTTCGAATGTTGGAATTGTGACATCTACTACGTTTTTAGTAGCAGCAAATGTATCGGTTACACCGCCCATACCATCAAATTCGATTTTGAAACGGTATTGTAGTTTTGGTTGAATTTGCGCTTCTACCTGACTGTCATCATTAGGAACGCCATATTTATCAAATACACTAGGCATATATTAATCTCTCCATTTTGTAATCTATATTCTTATTTATGCTTCAAATGCTTATTTTTATTTTATATCAGATTCTAAGCGTTTGAGACGATCTTCCATGCGCTTTAAACTATAATTTATATCTTTCTTATATAGTTCATAGTCTTGTCTATTTTGATATACTTCACTTAGGTCTTTTGATAACTCGTTCAACTGGACGTTTATATTCAACAACTTTTGCTGTAGTTCTGCATCGCCAATTCTTTTGTCAGTATCATATGTATTTTCCAAATCCTGTATAGCTTTTTCCAATTCACGAATATGTTTGTATATCGCTTTATTATTCAGATCGACTTCCTCTCTTATATTTTCATAGAAGGCAGTATGCTCCCGCTGTGTGTTTTCCAGATTGTCCAAACGACCATTCACACTAGACCACCATAATGTACCAACTACGATAATTGTAATTATCGCACCAATAGCACTAGTTGCCGTACTTGGTGTAAATACAGCATTTTTATCACCTTCAAACAAACTAATAAGACTTGCTTTAGTGCTTTCGGTGTTGCGCTCGTCTTTTATTTCATCAAGTAAATCTTTATCTTTGTCGTATGACATGTCTTAGTGCCTTAAATAAATATATCATCCCAAATAAAGTCATTTATAAAGTCTTTAATGCGCTCATCTTCTTTTATAATATAGAATGATTTACATTTGAGCATGATTTCGTTTCCGTTACGAAACGCTTCTTTAAAATTGTTTTTCTTATACTCCCCATTAGAAAGTATTGTATGTATAATTTTTTCGTATTTCTCAGGGTCTTTTTCTTTAAGAGAATCAAGAAACTTTTTGGCTTCTTCATAGGTCTCAATGTTAGGATATTCTTCTGGTGTACCGTAAATACTTCTGAAGATTTTCACTTTAGACATCCAGCCAAATTTTAAAAATAAATCAGCATACTTTTCACTATTGATAATGCTGAACTTTCCAATAGGGAATATGTAGTGTATCTCTCCGTATCTACTGGCTAGACCACGATTAGTAGTTACGAATACAGTTTTGCTACGTGCCTCTATACCGAAATTGTCTTTGAACCATTGATTTGAAATCTCGTGATCAATGAGTTCTGTATTTATTGGACTGGGACGTTCTTTGACTGCTAATTTAGTAAGACTGTCATATGGTGTTGCCGAGCCACGTAACAACGGCTTCTTAATACCATTTCTTGATAATTCTTTGAGTAAGTTCAAATATGGACCGCAATTTGTCAGTATTTTTTCTTCCATCAATGGTTCATCGTCTTCAAACATATACATACCTATAAATAATTGTTAAGGAGATTAATCTATGCGTCTATCAAAATTATTAGTGGAAACAAAGGTGTCTGATATATTCCCAGATACATTTGAATCTTTTATTTCTGACTATAATCTTATTTATTCAAGAAACCTTTTTGTGGTATTTTCCAATGAAGAGATTTCATCGGTCGGTGACTTAGAGACTGATCCCAATAACAACCTTCCAGTAGCATTCCCAATTAAATCAGTGTTAAATGATCAAGCATCATATACTGACTACGCTGAGTATAAATTTCTTAATGTTATTCAGATCAATGGGTCTATATTTTATCTTTCGAAGACAAAGCTTTCGCATGTTAAAGAGTTGAGTAAAGTAATAGGATTGGGTAAGGAAGACTTTGATTTCATGATAGGTAAGTTTAGCGACAATTATAAAACTTCCAATCCAAGTATAGAAAGTTACATGTTTTCCAAGCTACTATTTAATGACGTAGAGATTAAGGACAATGAGATGAAATTGTCGCGAGTAAGTACATCTACTATACAGAAGAGAATGAAGAAAATGGGTATATCGGTAATAGTACAGAATGAGAATTCTGGTAATAACCTTATATCAAAACACTTCAGTACCGTTGCTATAATAAATGACACGTTCAGAGTCAATGATCGTTATGAGCTAATGGAACAAACCCCAAAGGATAAAATAGATGCTCCTAGTGATAACTCTCATTTATATTTTAGAGACGCGAAATATATGAGAGGAATTGCAAGCGAAATCGCTCAAGGTCTGGGTACCCATTTGAATTCTGATCCAAGTTATAGTATTTTCCTTGATTATTATTTTTGGACAGTTGATGGTATTGAAATAGTAATAACGGTTGCGTTCGGAAAAGAAGAAGAAAGTGAAACACACGATAACGTTTATTATATTGTAGAGGCTGATACACCATATGGCGTTGTAGTTCACCGCATTCACGTTGATCAGGATATTGATGTGATATCAGATGAAATTGCCGATGTGTATAAGGCACATGTTGTACCCAATGACGACTGGAAACCAACCAATAGGGATATATTTCTGGATAGTGAACGAAGAGAGTATAAACTGTTCGACCAACACTATGATGATGTTGTTAGTGTAGTTGATGAGTTCTACCCAATCATTCAGCGCTTTGGTAGACAATATAATCTCAATATACCATTGCTTAGTTATTTTGGAAACTTTGATAAAATCTACATTCATCAATTCGTTGAGTTCTTAGCCTCGAATCCTACACCAGCAGTACAATTGATCGATGAGCTGATCGAAAAGGATTATGATTTTAATCAATTGTTCTATGTGCCAATGCCCCGAAAGATCACTGTCGATGTTCTAAAAAATATCGCTATGATTTATGCGAACCTCAAGGCAAGGCGTCCCAATATCGACGGCTGGCATCTATTCAAAATGAAATAAGTCTTGACATACGGTCGTGAATCACTTAGAATTTGTAGTGAATTCACTTAGGAGATTGTTTTATGAGTAAGCCGTATCAAGAGAAAATTCGCCATGTCCGTGGTGTCGTAGTTGGAAATTCACTGGAACACTGGAAAAACGTTAATTTCACAATTGTTTCTCAGAAACTTAATGAGACACAAGTTGAATATAAAGTATCGTATTGTTCACCACGTGATACCTTTATTAAAAAAGAAGGCATTCGTGTGGCACGAGAAAGTGAAGTTAGCTACGTAGTTGACATCAAAGAAGGCTCTACCTTTAGTGATATCAACTTTGCTATTATCACTGACATGGTTAAGAATCGTGAAGATGCCCCGAAAGCACATCGTGCTTATCTCGAAAGTATCTTTAATTCACTGGTTGTACAAGTACAATAACGATACAGGTGTAACATGGAATATCCAATACTCACATTTTTAATGCTTTCTGGTCTGCTAGTGTTTGTGGTGTTAAGTAAGCTTGATTCTCAAGGATTTAACACAGCACTGGGTGAGCCTAAAGATATGGGTCTTGGATATTTTGCATTTTGTATATTCTTTGTTCTTTTTGTTGTTTTGGTGGAAAGTATCAGCGCGGTACTTAGCCTATTCAAAATCAAAGACGATCTTGCAGAAGAGATCTACAACAAGGATATTAATAAAAAATAAGGAAGAGGGTCAATCTCTCTTCCTTACCTGTCCTTCTCCACGACTTAAAAGATTCCATCTTATCGTTGATTTATCATAATCGCCCAATTCAGTCTTGAACTTTTCTATAGAATCATCATCAAGCATAGTTCGATAACGCTCTTTCCTTATGGTAAGATTCTTGTCAGTAAACATACCTACTTTATCAAAGTCGATACCTTTCATTACAGCTACTTTGTTATCAGTGAAATCATTGGTCACGAAGTATGTACATATTTGCCCTACTATTTCAGTGAATAACACGGGCTTTAGCTTTTTAGGAAGTAATTTAGTATGCGTCAGATAGGTATTCATTTCGCCTCGTACTGTAAAGCTATTTTTACTAAAGCGATAAGTTTTATAGTTGGGATTCTTTTCAAAGTTATTTTTTGCTAAGAATTTAGCAAACTCTTTTTCGTTAGGAAGATGATGACCTATAAAATCATGCACAGTTCGGAGAATGTCATTTTCAACAGCAGATAGACCGGGATGTGATTCGTCCGACGGTGTTTTAAAGATCTTCATACGATTATTCACGATGATATCGTACATCATATCTTTCTGTGTTTTATATGGATCACGACTGGTATATTCGATCCTAACCTTTTTTAGAATTTTTGATAACATTTTATTATTATGTTCAGCCACGGCTTGCCATAATGGTAATGCATCTTCGTCAAGGTATGGTAGTTTCTTAAATTCTTCCGCAACTACAATACAGTAAGCTACTAGTTCATTACCATGTACTTCCACCGCTTCATTTAGAACGTCTTTTATTTTCATTATTGTTTATATCTCCCAATTATATCTTCTAGAATATGGTATTTATTTTTAAGAGTTTTTCGTAACCCTTCATGTATATCTATACGACCAATACAGTTTAACGGCAACCATATGAAGTCGTTTGTTTCTTTACTTGATATACAGAAATCATCAAATTTGTCTACAACCATGACGAATGAGTAATATATGAATTTTGTATCATCGCTAAGAAAAACATCAAGTGGGAATAGTTTGTCGAACTCCGGGTAGGTTCCTAACTCTTCCTTAATTTCACGTTTCAGCCCTTGAGCAAAGTTCTCACCTTTCTCAAGTTTCCCGCCCCAAAATCCCCATTTTAAAGGATGGGATGAATTCTTGGAACGTTGTTGTAAAAGAAACATATCTTTATCTTTATCATATATAAGACAACCTACACACTTGATCATAGTACCTTCTTAGCCAAAATAAATGTTATAGCCTTCATCGTCAGTATCTGAATTTTTCAACTGCTCTTCCAGCTTTTCCAATTCAGTCTGAGCTTCTTGTTTCAATTCGCTTCCATTGAGTGTAACACCACCTTGCGGACCTGCCAAGTTCTGAAATTTAGAACGACCTTCACCTAACATCATCTTCGACTTTGCTGCGGCATACGAGATAATCCATGGACGAATATAAACATCATTAAGTAGTTCATCATTGCTACGATATGATTCAGTAACAAGTAAAAATACCTCATCACGTCCTATTTTATTGAATATCTGTAATATTTTTGTGCTTGGATTCCAAGCATAGTCTATGCGACCAGCCACAATCTGTTCCAGTGTTTTGATATAGTTATGTTGTATATGTACCGTGGCAATACTTCCATATGTCATATTTTGATTTAAAGCATGCATCATCTGGTTCATATACATCATCAAGAATGGATCTTGAGTGTAATCAGTTGCTGCACTTGACCCTATTGTGTTTCTTTTTATTTCTTTGATGTCAACGATATCAGTATCACTCAAGTCATATTGTTGTGTGAATTTTTTATATTTAAAGATCGTACCTGTTTCCGCAGTAGCATTAGAAGCTCGTTGGCGGTACACCTTCATTGCAAAATCTAATGCATAATTGATATGCTCTTTACTAAGTTCTAGATCAACCAATCCATCGCCAAGTGTTAAACGAACCTCTTGTACGGCTTGTTTCATAGTTTTTGATTCGGGCATGTTATTATCCTTTGTTGTTTTATAGTATTTATTGACGTAGTAAGGTATTGTGATATAAATATTCACACAGTAAAGGTAAAATTATGAGTGAGAAGAAAATAACGGATTCAATCATCGTTGATGATTGGGAAGTGTTAACTCCCAATGGATATAAAGATATAATGAGCTTACATACGACCATTGAGTTTGAGGTATGGGAGATCTGTACTGAAAATTTTAGTTTAAAATGTGCAGATGATCACATAGTGATCAAAGATGGTTGCATTGAAACGTTCGTGAAAAACATAAGTGTAGGTGATCACATTCTTACCGATAATGGATTAGAGTCTGTGACAAGAGTCGAAAGTTTAGGGTACTCAGAAACTATGTATGATATTCAAGTCAATGATCATTCACAACAGTACTACAGTAATGGTATAGTAAGTCATAATACCGCCTGTGCAGCGTTATATCTATTATGGTATGCGATGTTCGTAAGAGATACAAACATCCTTGTAGCGGCTCATAAAGGCACTGGTGCTGCCGAAATCATGGATCGGATACGCTATGCATATGAGGAATGCCCTGATCACATTCGTTGTGGTGTTACCACCTATGCGAGTGGACGCATAGTATTTGACAATAAGTCGTCTATTGTTGCACAGACTACAACTGAAAATACTGGTCGTGGACTTTCAATATCACTACTGTATTGTTTAGATGCAGGTACTATGGTCCGTGTTAGAGACAAGGAAACAAAAGAAGAAAAAGACATTGCGTTGGAAGCGTTGTACACCGAGCTTAACGGCGACGAGTTTATAGAATTCAAAAAACAGCCAATGCTTAGGGTAATTTTTGAAGACGATTATTATGTTGATGTTCCTGAGACGTACATGTTCACAGTGAACGATATAAAGACAACCATTGAAAACATCACACATGGTGACGAAATTTTGATCGGTAATACGTACTTCAAAGTTGTTGATATTCAACCAATATAAATTTTATTTTGATGTGTTGACAAAGATTCTGAAAATGGTATTCTAGGTAACAGATCGATGAGCGATCTAAGTAAACTAAAACTAACTAACTCCTATTGAGGATTTTTTATGACACAACAAAATCAAAATCGTAACCGTCAACGCAACCCACGTAATCAGCGCGGCTTTCGTCAACAAAACGAAAATCGTATGCCGCTGGATTCGCTGGTCCTAGAAGCACTGGACTTTATCAACCTCCATGCTGATAACAGTCGAGTCTATAAATGCTTCCATAAGAGCAAGAAAACTGGAACACTGGAAACGTTTGGCGTGTACAACAGTGTTACAAAGAAGCATGCTATCTTCTATACAACCAATTTCTTCCCAGAAGATTTCATGCAAATCAAACTCGTAACTCTTGAAAATCAAGGTAAGTAAATAGGGGAGAACGGGGTGATACGCCCCGTTTCAATATTATGAAATATTTCTTAATAGCTGCACTATTCTTCTTTAGTTTTAATGCATATCCCTCGCAAATACCAGAAGCTGGGAAGGAAGAGTTTAACAAAAAGTTTATTAGTTGTACTCTTATTTCAGATGAAATATTTCTAGAAATACATAGATTGCGCCATTACTATCCAAAAGGTAAAGTATTATCATTTGTAGGTAGCTATGCAAATACTCAAGAAGTTTACGATTTTTATAAAAAAATGGTAAGTAGTGTATACGCAAATAAAGACTTGAGTATTGAAAAACAGTCTGGTATATTCTTTAAAGAATGTATGACTATGATTAATGACGAGGTGAACAATGGCTGATGATAAAAATCTAGAACATGAAATCGAATATGACGAAGATGGCAACGTTGTAAAAATGCGTCTTAGTCGAGAGAAGATGTTCCGTGATAGATGGGATGGTGTAATTGAAGTTCGGTTCTATTCGAAACAACACATACAGAGAATTTCCATTGCCGCTAAAAAGACACTTGGGACTATGGAAAAAGACTGGGATACCTATGTTAGTGGATATCGACGTGTGTCTGATATCATCAAACATAATGCTGAAAGTGAAGATGAAATGAAGGATCAAGTATTCCTGATTGGTTATAAAGATAACGATAGTAACGATATTGACGAGTTCCTTCATCGTATTAAACGTCTAAAGCTTAAGTATCTATTCTCACGGGTATAAATAAGTTTAAAAGAGCTATGTAGTGTCATCCTTCTAATACTTCAATTGGCTGAACAAAACCGACACTGAAACTACTCTTTGAAAAAATCTCACCATATGGTGAGATTTTTTTGTATTTGAATCCATCATTTGTTATAATGTGAACATCATAAATTGAAAGGTGGGGTATATTATGCTGATGGATATGAATGAACGTTCTGCTTTTATCTCCTATGGTGAGAAGAAATCCATGTACACCCTGTGGGTTATCCATAAAGAAGTTGTTACTGCAAAAAATGGAATGCAGAAAACCAATATGGATACATTTTATGTAAAAAACCTTTCAACTAATAAGGAAGCTGCTATCGAAAAGGCTGTTGATTATGCATCCAAACATGGCATTGAGTTTGTGTCCACTACCAATGCAGATGTTTTGCTTAATGAGATTGAGCGTCGTAACGCTGAAGAAATTGCACAAGACAAAGCGAAGCGGGAAGAGGAAGCTAAACAAGCTGAAATTCGTCAAGAGGAAGAACGTAATCGGATCATCGAAGAAAATGTAATTATTTTTGAAGATCATTTTCAAAGTAACAAATTCACATTTGGAAAATATCATTCCAAAGAATTTTCAGAAGTGATGGAAATTGATCCACAGTATATTAAATATATTTTGAGTAAAAACCCTGATTGCCCATATCAGTACCCAACTAACATCACCCTAATGTGCATTAACTCGTTGTATTACTATGTTCAAGAAAATGGATACCCAGAATCACCTTATGATAACTCTGAATATGTAGGAATAGTAGGGGATAAACTGGTTACGAAGGTTCATGTTATGGGTAAAACCCCAATCGATGGCCGGTTTGGGTTGAAATATCTCTACAAGTTTATTGATGAAGGCGGAAATCTCATTGTGACATTTTATTCAGGGAATACTTGGAGCCTTGACGAAGGCGAAGATGTCACTATTTCGGGAACCATTGACAAACATCAGGTCTATGATAATGTTAAACAAACTATTTTGAAACGAGTTAAATTAAAGGATAAAACATGAATCAATGGGAACGTAGGTTTGTAGGGTTAGCATTATATTATTCCTCATTTTCAAAAGACCCATCTACAAAGGTGGGTTGTGTACTGGTTAATGATCTCAATGTCCCAGTTGGACTTGGATATAATGGTTTTTCAAGAGAGTCTGACGATGCGAGAGAGTTCCTAGAAGACCGTTCTAAAAAGTATCCAAGGACAATACATGCTGAAGAAAATGCTATCTATAACAGCACTGAGAATGTACGAGGTTCTGTAGCATATATTACACATCCACCTTGTGTTCCATGTATCAACAGATTAAGCCAGAACGGTATCAAAGAAGTACGGTTTATTGTGGGTGATGATGAAGAATTTCAAAAGCGTTGGAACTTAGATGATAGCATGGATGAGATCAAGCGTTTGAATATGGACTATGAAATCTATATTCTTAACAATCATGATAAGATTGAAATTTTCATGGATTTAGTAAAACAATGGCAAAGCTAAAGTTTGTATACTCAGTAATGAACGCAGGAAAGAGTACGCATCTACTACAACTTGCGCATAACTACAGTGTATTCGATAATAAGACGCTTTTGCTTACATCGAGTTTAGATATGCGTTCATATGAGGACGGTTCGTATTTCATAGAATCACGATTGGGTATTAAACAAGAAGCGATACCATACGCTAAAGACCAGTCCATTCAGGATATTTTAAATAGCATTGAGTATGAACCCTCATGTATTGTGGTAGATGAAGCCCAGTTTCTGAGCAAATACAATATTAGACAGCTTACGGATATTGTAGATTTTATGGATATCCCAGTAGTATGTTATGGGTTACGCACTGATTGCTTTGGGAACTTATTTGAAGGTAGTTGTGAATTATTCCAACATGCTGATAAATTAGAGGAAATTAAGCAACTATGCTTCTGTATGTCTAAGGCGACACATATTTTAAGATACGATTCTGAGTACAATGTAGTTAGGGATGGCAATCAGGTTGAAATTGGATCTGAGGATAAGTATGTCTCCGTATGCCGGAGACATTGGAAGACACTCAGCTCCGTCCGATTCCTGAAATCCAACGATTAAGCTTTTCGATTTCACTTTTGTTCCATCCGTTTTCGTCTTTTAATGTTACATAAGTGAAATCTTTAACAAGCTTACTATTATCGTGAAACCTTGTTAACAATGACGTATTAAAGACGGCCCATATCTTACCATCGATATATGTGTTTAATAGACCGGACTGTTTTGAAATAATCTCTTTCATATTACGTACTGTTTCGGCATAGTTCTTTTCTAGATAATCCCCTTTAACAGTTCTTTCTCTAGATAGGTTTCGCATCATAGATTCTTCTTTGGTAGTTAATATCCAGAGTAGGTTTATATTTTCTTTCTTATAACCATGATCCATCAAAACTTGCAGTTTCTTTTTTACATTGTCTACGTTACCGAAAGTTGTATTGATAACGACATTTGGTAATCTCTCACTTTTTTTATTTGTACGTAAGAAAACGTCTAAACGACTTCTTGGTATATTATTCACCGTGAGAAAATCATAGATAGTATCCACAAATTCACTATCGCGGAAAATACTCGGATCACGTAAGTCGCTGTCAGTGTAGTCAGCGAAAGGCGAGTCTATCTTTTCTAAAAATTCTCTGAAGCGTTTGAATATAACCTTGCTCTTTACCACAAGATGTTGTAAATCGTCAATATCCAAAACTTTGAATTTATTACCTATATCGGTGAAATTATCAATTGAAAAGTTTTTACCAGAACCCGCAGATCCAGCCATTACAATTACCTGACCTTCATTAGGAGTCTTTGGTGGAGTTTGTATAAGTTTCTCGTTTATTGTTTTATTCATTGTTATCATCATTGTCTACGATTGGATTAATTGGATTGCTAATGTATGTTTCTTCTTGGCGCTCGCCACGATCACCATCATTAAATGTTTTATCATTCTCAATAAAGGATTTATGATGTTCATGACCCGGAGACCAATTGCGGTAATATTTCTGATCTACTAGTTCCCAGCGGTCCTCACGAAACACAAATATCTGTGCCGGTTTATAATCTATACGTATCACATAGTCGCCTTCTTCAGCATCTACAGGAAATGATGTTCGTTTAGGAACACTTTCTAAATCAATGGTATCATCCATTTCTTCAGCACCGTCTAATTCTGGACGATAGATATAGTCATCTACATAGTCGTTATACGGAACTTCTTCTTCGGCTTCTGTAACGGCAGATATGTTTGCATTAGTCGCTTGATTGTGGTTTGAAATAATATCTAAAAGACCATCGTTATCCGATTCTTCCTGTATATTTTCTAGAACATCACTGTATTCACGGCTATCAAATATTTTCTTTATTCTTACCCGCCATACATGAGGTAACCATGTGGGACCATATCCTTCAGCCGAACGACGACCTTCTTCAATGACGTAGAACGCATTTACTGCACCCTCTTCGCCCTCTACGAGATCGTCACGTAGATGTGTGAGTTCGATCACATCGCCAGCAGAAAGCTTGCGTCCTAATTTAGATGCCATGCTATTGAGATGAAAGTCTAGATATAGAGTATCAGACATAAAAAAGCCAAACTGGGAAAGTTCAAAGTCATTATCAGAGACTTGGTATATGCCCCACATTTCGATCACGTCTTTGTCATATTTACGGTCACGTGATTCCATAAATAGCAGATCTTGGATCTTTATATCCTCATTCACATTCCCATCATCATCTATTACGCCAACGTATCGATGTACGTAAACTTGGGTACCTGATATTTCAAAAAACTCACGTATTATGTTGTCCTGAAATTTAAAATCATTTGTTCTATTATTACGCCATAATTTCATCTTCGGCATTACCAACATCCTTCTTTTCTTGTATTTATTTATAGTTATAGATAAATCAACTAGTTATTTATATGTGCATATTAACAAGCTCAAGTCTTCCTAAATATTAATCCAGAACATTCCTTATAAATGTATTTTTTCGAATAACCAAAACAGATGGGGAATAATTTTTCTTTTAAAAACAACTACATACACAATTTACATATGAATAATACAGGGCTATATCTATGAAAAACATGCACTTAGACTACAAAAAATTAATGGCGGACTCTAAATTCTATATGGACTATTCACGATGGCAAAATGATAAAGACCGAAGCGAAACATGGGAAGACGCGGTATATCGTGTGATGGACATGCATCGTGAATACTATAAAAATAAGATGACAGACAAGCTATCTAAAATGATAGACTTTGTTGAAGATTATTATTTAAATAAAAAGATAGTTGGTTCCCAGAGAGCGTTGCAGTTTGGTGGGGAGCAACTAATCAAACATCCAACTCGACTGTATAACTGTTCGGCTTCATATTGTGATAGACCACGTTTTTTTCAAGAGACAATGTTTATGCTTTTATGTGGAGCGGGTGTCGGATTTTCTGTACAGAAGCATCATGTAGGTAAATTACCGGCTATTAAAAAGCGTCACAACAAAACAAAGACGTTTACTATACCAGATTCCATTGAAGGTTGGAGTGATGCGTTTGGTGTCCTGATATCGTCATATGTTACGGAAGATGCACCGTTCCCTGAATACTCTGGTTATAAAGTAGAATTTGATTATAGTCAGATTCGTCCTAAAGGTGCATTTATATCAGGAGGATTTAAAGCACCGGGACCAGATGGTCTTAAAAATAGTATTGAGCATTGTGAAAGCCTTTTGGAAGGTGAACTGTCGAAGCAATTAATAACTAAAATCAGACCTATAGTTGCTTATGATTTTGTGATGTACATGAGTGATGCAGTACTCTCAGGTGGTGTACGAAGAAGCGCTACAATTTGTTTATTTTCAAAAGACGATGAGGAAATGTTAACTGCTAAGACTGGCGATTGGTTTGTGACTAACCCACAACGTGGACGATCAAACAATAGTGTCGTTATTAAACGAGATGAGATCACCAGATATGAGTGGAAAGAAATTATCCAAAATGTGAAGCAGGTTGGTGAGCCCGGATTCGTATTTGTTGATGACTATGAACAGCTTATGAACCCATGTTGTGAGATTGGCTTACGTTCTTATGACTTAGTTACAGGGAACAGTGGTTTTTCTATGTGTAATCTCACTGAAATTAATGGTGCGTTATGTCGTTCAAAAGATGATTTATTGAAAGCGGCAAAAGCGGCAAGTATTTTAGGAACACTACAGGCTGGGTATACAGACTTCACATATTTGACTGAAGAATCAAAGAGAATTGTTGAAAGAGAAGCACTTTTAGGTGTTTCAATAACTGGGTGGATGAATAACCCTGATATACTTTTCAATAAAGACAATATGATTGAAGGTGCGCATGAAGTTAAAAAGTGGAATAGAATTGTTGCTGAAATTATTGGTATAAATGTCGCATCAAGAACCACATGCACTAAACCTTCTGGTAATACGAGTACCATACTAGGTAGTGCGTCAGGAATACATGCTGAACATGCACCTATGTATTTCCGTAATGTCCAAATGAATGAACAAAGCGATATTTTGAAAGAAATTGTTGATGCTAATCCAGAGATGGTACAAGACAGCGTTTGGTCTAATAATAAGACTGATAAGGTTGTAAGCTTCCCTATTATAAGCCCAGAAGGATCTATCTATAAAAAAGATGTCATGGGTGTTAAGCAGCTCGAATACGTATTAGAAGCACAGCGCTATTGGGTAGAAGAGGGTACTAATGTTGAGTTGTGTGTAGATCCCACACAACGTCATAACGTATCAAATACTATCTCAGTTGATGATTGGGATGAAGTGGAAGAGTTTATATTCCAAAATAGACAATGGTTTACAGGCGTCTCATTACTATCAGAGATGGGCGACAAAGCATACGCACAAGCGCCTTTTACTGAGGTATTCGAAGCGCAGGATATTCTAGACTTTTACGGATATGAACCTGATTTCATGAAGCCTCAGATTGACTTTGCTCTTAGAGTATTTGACAACGATTTATGGAAAGCGTGTGATACTGTACTAGGATGGGGTGAGGATATAGAAAATATCTCATACATAAAGTACCTCTGTGTTGAAAATATAAAACAACAAGCAGACCGTCACTTCAATGGTTGTCTTAAAACTATATGTAATTATCTGAAAGATAGCTATAATAATTCCAGATGGATGACTATCATACAAAATGATAAAATCCCAGATCTAATAAACGCTAAAAAATCACAGGTATATACCGAAGTTGATACAATGGCTGCGCAAGCATGTTCGGGAAGACAGTGCGAGCTTTAATCATGAACCTTAGACTAACGGCGCGTATGCGCCGTTAATTATCTTAGTTGACAACAGCCTCCATCATCGTTAGAATATAGCACAGGAGGTATAGTAGTGGAAAATTATAGAAGCAACGCAACACTCTTTGGGTATCCTGTTAGTGATGAGGCCATAGTCGAATATTTACAGTCTATACCAGAATCGGTTCTTAGGTATAGTATACCAATGAGTGTGAATGAAAATTCCACTGTTTACATAATGAATGAATTGTATCAACAGGCATTTTATGATTTTTCATTAGAGCTTGATGCACTGCCATTTCATATGAAAATTCAGCTATTTAATTATGAACCGTGTTTTCATCTTTATTTTAAGAACAAAGATTTGACACTACTTAATTACATTCTATCTACTGGTCGAATAGAATATCCTGTAAGAATAGCCATGTTAGAAACATACGATATTGAGACAACCAAATGTTTGATATCATGGATCGTTACTAACAATACCTCCGATATAGCGCTTGAGACGTTTGCTGAAAAGTTTAATTTTTTTCAAAATGTAAGTAAAGAGGACCGACAAGAACTGAAGCGTCATTTTTGGAATAGCTCGTATGTAAGGAATCCGAGAGAATATTTTCATCACTTCCCCAGTCGCACAGAGCAATCTGTGTGGTATGGCAATATACAGTCACTGTATTCCAAGTACAATATTCTATTTGGTAAAAACAGAATTGAATCCAAAGGTTGGACAGATGAGGATGTGGATGTTATGGTTACTTTCGTAAAGAAAAATGGCATATCTCCATATTCTATTGCATTAGACCTTAGAGGAAAAACATTCTATGGCCAAATTAGGGTTTTTAAAGCGTCCCTAGAAACCGGGGATAATTACGTTAAGTTTTGTAAGTGTAATAGCGCGTATTATACACCTTGGGATATACCTAGTGAAATTTTTAATGACAGAAGATTTTCAGATTTCATAAACAAAATGAAATTAAAGCACGGAGTTTAATAATGAATTACAGTCAGAGATTGTATCGAGACAAAATTGTGACGAATATTGAACCTTATATTTTAGAAAACGTTCAATATGAAACTATTATGGGAAGCCAAGCGTATGGTGTTTCTAATGACGATTCCGATCTAGACATTTATGCGTTTACTATCCCACCAAAGAGAATTGTATTCCCACATACCGCAGGATACATCTATAATTTTGGTAAAAAAGGTCCAGAAACATTCAAGCAGTACCAAAAGCATCATATCAATGCATATGATAAAGAAATAGACTTGAATATTTTCAGTATTGTGACGTACTTTACATTGCTTATGGACAATAACCCGAACATGTTAGACTCTTTGTTCACTCGCCAACAATCTGTAACACATAGTACAAAAATTGGTGATATGGTTAAAGATAGCCGCCACATGTTCCTTCATAAAGGCGCATGGCATCGATATCGCGGTTATGCATATGCGCAAATGAAAAAACTAAGACATAAAGAAAGTAAAGGTATGCGCAAAGAACTGGTTGAAAAATATGGCTACGATGTTAAATTTGGATATCATATCATTCGATTAATCAACCAAGTTGAAGATATTCTGGTCCATGGTGATTTCGATCCTATGGCACATCGTGAAATGCTGAAGTCTGTACGACGCGGTGATTGGAGTATTGAAGAAATTGAGGATTTCTTCAAGCGAAAAGAAAAAACTCTTGACGAACTTTATGCCAAATCGACTTTACAACATACAGCGGATGAGGCTAAAATCAAGCAACTACTATTGGATTGTCTAGAAGAATTTTATGGTACTGTAAGCGCTGATGATGTTCGTAGTGTGGATAAGTTCGAACAGGCATTGCAAGAAATTAAACAAATTACCAATAGGGTGATAAAATGAATAAGCATCTTCCAGTTGTATACTCATGGTATCCAAATGCTTCCACTGAGTGGAAGTATAGGAATCATGGGACGATAGATGAAGTTTACTCTATGAACTTCCCTATCTATTCGAACACGTCGCTTGAGAAGCTAGTCAGTAGTGTTGTTAGTCAAGGCAAATATGTACTAATTGATGATGTATCAGGCGATTACCATGTTGTTGAACTAGAACTATCTAATTAAGGAGTATAATTGTGAGTCCCAAAATCGAACCTGTTAAATGTGAAGCGAAATCTATGACCAAATCAATAAAAAGAAAAACTTGTACATCAGAACAAAAAACTGTAATGAATAACATATTCAATAATCTTATTTTGGATGTCGATCTCCCTGAAGAATTTGATGAATCTATGATGGATAGATATTCATGTGAAGGTTATGTACCTTTCGTAGATAAGGTAAACTTTACTCATGGAGACATTAGTACGACATGGTATTGTTTTACTGATGAAGGATTTACGAAACCTATGTCTAAGCGCCTTCCTACTATTAAAAAGAAACAGTCCGAGGACTCATATTTTATTTTTAATAGACATGATGAACATGATACCATTGTCGCGGTAAATAGCGACTTTCTTAAAGAGCATTTCGACGAAGTAATGTCCATGAGCGTATTTGAATATGGTGACGATCAAGACGTTGTGGATTTCGTGAAAACTTATACGAACAATAATACAGATATTGTGAAAGATATTTTTGACAAGGATACCGTATCCTTAGTAAATCTGTATACGTATTTTCAAAGTTTGAGAACAAATGATGACGTACTCTATCTTACTGACTGTGATATTTTCACAAATGGTAAGCTTGGGACATCAACTGTTGAGGTAGATGTTGTACTCCCCTTTGCGCAGTCTCCATATCTGCTACTGACTGTGCCATGTAACGTAGAAAAGGATGGAAAATTGAACAGGGCTAAGGTCCATACTGCTATTCCACTAAAAGAGCGATATAACGTTTCTACACTACCGTTCAAGCCTGTTAATGATAGTGATATTCAAGAACGTATTAATACTAATCGTAGCTATATCAGTTCGTCTGAACGATATGTTAAATACGTTGGTGAAGCGCAGGAAGCCGGACTTATGGCCCCTCGTGATATTTTCGTCAATGGCCGAGTCATCGTTGACTCACAAGCTCTGTATTATAATGACGTGGAGCTGTTTAATAATCTATACGCAATTCACGGCATCGACGTTATATGCAACAGCAATAACCAATCAAAGAATTTCAGGTCAGTAACAGAAGCCAACGGTGACTATTCTGACGACGACTTGCTGTGCTTGGTGAATACTATCCTATGTTACGATCTGAATAGGAAAAAGTGGTTCGTTGGGGATAAAAATAATATCGAGAAAATTGAATTTCGAAAGGACTCCTTTGAAAAGCTTCAGATGGACAATACTAAAAAGAATATTATTCGTAAGATTTGTTCATCCAGTGTATCACATAATCAAAATAGTATAGACTTCATTGATTCTAAGGGTGGTGGTAATGTGTTCCTTCTCCATGGTGAACCGGGGACTGGTAAAACATTGACAGCAGAAGCTATTTCAGAACTTCTTGAACGCCCTCTATATAAAATCAATATAAGTGAGTTCGATAGTTTGAAAGAACTTGAACACGGAATGGAGCTTTCGTTGAGATACGCTGAGCGTTGGAATGCGACCCTATTAGTAGACGAAGCTGATGTTGCACTAGAAAAGCGAGACAGCACTAATATCGAGCGTAATGCTATTGTGGCAGTATTTCTACGTCTCATTGAGTACTATTCAGGCACAATGTTTTTGACTTCCAATCGTGCTAATGAGTTTGACGAAGCGTTCAAATCTAGAATCACTTTCGCCATTCATTATACGAAGCCGGTTAGTAAAGTGAAATTCAAAATTTGGAAGAACCTATTGGATAATGTTTCACATAATATCACTGACGATGATATTGAGACACTATCTGAATATAACATCAATGGTAGACAGATTAAAAATATCATCACTACCGCGTCTTTCATGAGCGATGATGGTAGTGTTATGTATGATGATGTCTACACAGTACTTGAACAAACCGTCCAATTTGATAACTTTATGGCAGGGCAGTGATGGTGTGCTTACACACCATCATCTTACAACAGGAGATATACATGGTTATTCTAGATATCGAAGCAAGTGGTTTGCATGATGATTCTTATCCTATTCAGGTTGCATGGTTGAATCCTAAGACAGGTGAGGAAGACTCGTTCTATATCACGCCGGAAGACGAATGGACGTATTGGGATGAAAATGCAGAAGAAATTCATAAAATCCCACGAGAACGCCTATACCAAGAAGGTATCCCCGCTGACTTAGCGGTTAGACGAATCTTGAATAAACTTGGTGATGATATAATTGTCTATTCAGATGCGCCTGAATTTGATGGATTCTGGTTATCTCGCTTATTCGAAACCGTTGAGCTTGAGCCTCATGTCAATGTGAATGTTCATGGTGTACACACTCTGTGTGAGACACATGCACAACTCGAAGCGATGATAACAATCATGATGCATCAAAAGCGTTCACATGATGCACTTGACGATTGTCGTAAAATCTGGGAAGCAGTCTGTAAATCAAAATGTTAGAAATGGATAAATAAGTTTATACAGGTTATAAACTTATGAGATTACAACAACTTTTTGAAGATATAGACTCTGATCAAAAGAAATTATCAAATGCCCGTGAAGCATTTGATAATTTTATGATTGAATTCAAAGGCCATATAGAATTACTTGGTCTAGATGAATTTGATTATTTTGAGAAATCATACTTGGATATTTTGAGAAAGCTGTATAAGTATACATTCAAGCTTACCTATAAAGATAATCCACTCGGTGTCCGAGTCCTTCCACGAAATCAGCTTACCAAAAACACAATAGGGAAATTGATCACAACCAGCATCAACGATGGTTACACGACAACATTTAAGTATGAGATCCATTTATACATCAATGAAAATAACGATGAAGATCTAATAAGTATAAATGATTTTTATAAAATGTTCACCAATATGTATAAAAAGGTGTTCGTCCATGAATATGTGCATTTTATGGATTCAGTTGATAGTGATAATGAAGAAATGTATATCGATACAAAGCGTAAGCTGAGACAATCTGGTAAGTATATAGACACACCACATGAATACAATGCCTTTTATATCCAGATAATGCATGAGATTGAACATGTCTTTGAAGATCCAAGTGTAATGTCCATATTTTCGAAAAATCCTTCGTTTGATAACTTTATATCTTTAATAAGAGTGGAAACGCATGGCGGGGAGATGTTATCAGATTTGAAAGGAAAGTATGATAAAGCTTTCAAGAAGCGTTTATATCAATTATATAAAACGTATCTAGAAAAAATTAATAGAGAGTGAATATCACTCTCTATATTCTTCGACAGTGCATGTATTATCTATACCAAGACCTGTAAATGGCGTTCCTAAATTATTTTTCAATTTTTCAAACCCGTTTTTAATCTTAAAAAGGCCGTAAGACTTTTCGGAGTCGAATTCTAAGCTCACACAGAAACTGTCAGAATGTATTTGTAATCTATTAGATCCAAATAAAGTATTATTGTTATGATTGTCAGATACAATCTCACAATCGCGATAGCTGTAGATATCAACCGCATATAACTTTAGTATTTTAACACTTCCTACTGTAATATGTGTATCGTTCGCTAATGCACGGTTAAATCGGTTCATCACAATACAACAAAGTGATTCCCGAACTATTTTGAGTTTTTCAGCATCAGTCATAAAGCCTTTACTAGGTTTAATAGCTTCGAGACGACCATTAATATGATCGGTTATCGTATAAACCACCTTTACATTCTTTTTAGGCATAAAAGTCTTCTCTTAATTTTTTCATTGAAAGGTTATTGTAGATTACCTCACCTTTGTTAATGACATAATCTATATACTCAACTCCTTTACCTAAAACAACATCAGTGTCGGTTTTTTCTGATTCTTCAACATTGATAATATCTGTAATTTCATCAATCTCAAGTCCCAAATAGGTATCATGTCCAAGTTCTAAGATGATGATGTGTGTCGGTATTTTATCATCAAAAATATTAAAAATGACTTTGGGATTGATTACTGTAATAACAGTATCCCGTAGATAAATCATTCCATCGACTGAACTATTAGTCGAGAAGAAGCGTGTAGGTTCTCTGTACGTAATAATTTCCTTAACATCCATGAGAGGCACTGTTAAGCGAATATCATTGAGTTTGAAAGAAAGATGTTGCATTCTGTGTATTGCCTCCTAGAAACCTTCTATATTTAGAGTGAGATCTATTATACCATACATTCAATATAGTCTAAAGGGTATAGATTTGTCATAAACTATGCTATACTGATCGAAACATTAAAGGAAAAAACACGGAAATGTATGAATATACACATTAATGATGAAAAAATTATAAATGTCTTAAACGACAGTATCATTGATCGTTTTGAATTTGGTTCGAAGATTTATGCTCTTGATACAAATGAATCCGACATCGATGATATTGCAGTGGTTATGCAAAACGATTTCTTTGCCAATACCTACCTATGGCAACATCATACATTGCAGAATGCAACTGAAGAACGAGACACGATTTTTACTACTTTACAGTTGCTGGTCAGGAATCTAATGACTGGTGATTCAACTGCGTATTTTGAAACCCTTCACACAAATCAATGTAACGGAACAGTTCTTGAATTCTTGTCGCATAGAAGGACATGGTTCTATAATTTCACAACCATACGTTCGTTTCTTGGTTATGCTAGGCGAGACATTAAACACTCCAAAGGTAATGGAAAGCGTTTTGCTCATGCAGTACGCTGTTACTACGCTGCAAAAATGATTTTTGAAGATAACTTTTATACAAATGATTATCGCATCTATGATAATACGGTATATGACTATCTTCGTGCATTGAAGTTGGGTAACCATAATTTTACTAAATTCGAAATGTCACAAGAGATCCAATACTATAAGGAAGCCATAGACGAACTTAGAAAGCGAGTTAGTGAAAGTTTCAATAGTAATCAACGTGATAGATGCCGTTACATGGAACCTAAGAAGCTTCATGAAATTGACGAGTATGTTATTGAAACTAATAAAAAGCTATGGTATGATGTTGAGGAAGATTTTTGCATAGAGCAACTGTATGATGCTCTAGAAAATGGTATCGAATATTAAGGATTGTACATGATCACATCACCATCGTTTGCAGAAAACTTGGCTCAACATAATCCGTATCAATCAAACGCGCCTCGGGTTCTATGCGTATGTTCAGTTGGTATGTTACGTTCACCAACATTGGCGAATGAGCTACATAAAAATTATGGGTATAATACTAGATCATGTGGGGTATTGGATACTCATGCCCTAGTTCCCATTTCTTCTGCACTAATACGGTGGGCTGATGAGATAGTGTTTATGGATTTTTCATCATATGAGGATCTAAAATCATCAGAAGATGCCGTTGATGAACTAGAACGAGCGAAAGCGTTTGGGACGGTTGTTTACATTTTGAGTATTCCAGACAGCTATAACTGGAATGATAAAGAATTGCGAGATATATCCGTATTGCAATATCTCGAAAAACGAAAATATTCAGACATGGAGTGAAGAGTGAGTCTTGTTTACCATACCTCTGACTGGCATTTGGGACATAAAAACATTGCCAAGTTCAGAGAAAAACATAATTTTAAGAGTGAGGCACAAAGCTCATGGACTATCATTAATAACTACAAAGAAATGATTGGTAAAAACGATGTTGTGTTTTTCCATGGGGATATTATTTTTGACCCATATTATCTTGATGTTGTCAAATATCTACCCGGTAATAAAAAGCTTATTCTAGGAAATCACGATACCGAGAAAAAGCGTCGAATTTCTATGAGTGATCTTACTGAAGTATTTAATGAAATCCATGGATTGGTTAAATATAAAGGGTCTTGGTTATCGCATGCACCAATCCATGAAAAAGAATTGCGTGGGTGTATAAATATTCATGGTCATATGCACTTTCAAACCGTGCCAGATGATCATTATATCAACGTATGTGTCGAACATACTAACTATAGACCAATTGCTAGACACAAGCTCCTTGAGAATCATAAACGCTTCCAAGAGCTTATGTTAGAACGCGAGAAGAAAAAGAATGGACGACGATAAGTATATAAAGACTCTTTTTAAGCGTAATACATATATCGAGTCATCTAATGACTGTAGTAAAGATGTGACTTTCATTGTGTCCAATGGGGTTAATGAATTGTACAACATTGTTCGTGATTGTTTGCTCAAAAGGGTAAATGGATCATGTATATATTGTTCCAACGACAATGAAGTCTTCTTTACGGTGTCAAAAAAGGATATGGGTGTTTTAGAAGAAATATCTAAAAAGATAAAGAGAGATAAACGTATACGTTTAGAAAAGGTTTTATTAAATACTCGTAAAATAAATTCATACTTGCATACAAAGAAAGGGTAGTTATTCTACCCTTTGACGTATTTCCCTATACCATACTGGTTCTTGGTAGAATTCAGTATTAACTTCCCTTTTGCCCATTTCTGGGTACTTCTCCCAAAGTAATATTTTTTGTATAATGAACTCTTTATAACAAGCAGTAACATCTTGATTGAGATTGATTTTGGCCTTCATATCATCTGGTGCTGAGAATGGGGGTGTGGAAAACTCGCCTTCAGACATGCTTTCAGGTGGATTCATTAGACTGTCAAGGACAGCCAATTCTACTTTTTGTGCCTTACCTTTCATGAGACGATAGTTTTCACATAGACGCATCAGTACAACCAGCAACCAATTGTAGTTAGTAACGTTAGAACGTACCCATTTATTACATGGATGGTTCACATGTGTAGATTTATAAAGTACCGTTTCGCGCCAATCGCGTAACCGATGACGAAGTATATTTTTCTCATCGCGGTATGGCTCTCCATCTAAAACGCGATGAGCCGTTGAAAGCATTTGTGCATACTCAGTGATCATTTTATTGGTATGTGTAATACAGTGTTCGTCTGCACAAATAATCGCGTCATTATTAGTAAAAAAGATATTCATTATTCAACCCAGTTGCTGTTTTCAACGGGTACGGGGAGATTCATGTCATAGAGGAAATCGAACAGTTCTTCAATAGTTTCTTTTTCATAACATCCGTGTTTGATAGAAAGGAAAAGCTCGCTATCTTCTTGACGTTTATAAACGAAGTATTCCACAGCTTCACCAGAAGAGTCCACAAACTTACGTTCGTTAAAAGTATACTTGTCTACTTCCTGATCGTTACCTTTCATAGTTAAATCTCCGTCAATGTGTATATACATGGTACTAGAATTTCACGGAATGTTCAAGATATAAATATTAATATATTCCATTATAAAGGTGATTCGATGGATTACACAAAATACACAAAGTCACATTTCTTGATACACCATGACAAAAGATACGTATATGAGTTCATAGCCACGTTAGACTTTAAAGAGTTCTACGAAAATCATAGTCATCTGTATGTGGGCACGAAACAAGAATTCCTCAACAATCTCTTAGAAGATATGACCGGAGAGTTAAAAAAGGCCGGGGTGAGTAAAATTGTTCGCTTAGTAGATATGGACACTGCACTGACAATGATTGATATAGAAAAAGATGATGTACCAAATACTGTTTTTGTGTCTATTAAATTAGATGGTAGAAACAACTTTAATCGTTTTAAGATTATGCATCCTGAACTATATAATTACTATTTGGAAAGCTCTAGAATACTGTACGAAGAAGACGAATAACTTAAAATGTCTCCCGGTACTGTTGTATCATCACTTTCACCGACTTCTTCCATAACTCTTCATTTTCGTCTTTCAGGCGCTGGAATAGTATTGATCTGAAATCATCCAAGAATTCTGAATATTTTTCAACTTTCGCATTTTCATCACCCATAAAATAACGCATCAGTTGCATACGATCATTATCTGTTATAGGTATTGTTTTGGATAGGAACTTTACTTTGTTTTTGAAAGTATTGAATTCAGACTTTAATGATGGTAACAACTCAACCGCTGATGTGGCATATTTCACGTATTCTTCTGGGGAATTATCTTTGGCTTGATAATTTTGAATCTGACGAGGATCTACTTTCCCGAATGATTTATACTGTACAAAATGCATCAGCTCATGTTCTATAGTGTTTTCGAATTCATGTAGCGTGTAATCTATAAACGACTTTTTAGGTTGTTCATGTGCAAGCATGAGTTTAAGGTTATGCATATTTAATGTTAAAACATTGGTGTCAGGGTCGTATCCACCATAGTAATGCTCAGATGAATCTACGAGACGAATAGTTAATGATTTATCGGCCTCTTCAATATTATACTTGAATTTATAGGAGCCCAAACCAATTTTAGCATTCATAATGACATTAGATGTATGTGTAAAGCGCAATCTTTTATTCAGCTCTGGATACTTTGGATTGATATTGAGTGACTGTAGAAGCTCAATGCCGCTGTCTAAATCATTATTCTTAGTATTTAAGAAATCAATTACGTAAGCATACACGAATTCCATGACATCACCTGTTAGGTTTTCAGGAAGACGAATCATTGATTCAAATAGTTGGTGTAGGCGCATTCTAAAAATCCTTATATTGCAATGATATATGTATTATTTATGCATTATCATTTTTTTATTTGCTTTATTGAAATCTCTATGTTATCATTTCTATAACATTAACTGAGGTAAGGAATAAAGATGAGTAACGAAAATTTTGTGATGGTATATGGTACATTGAAGCAAGGATTCCATAATCATGAAATCATTTCCTACGACTATGATACTCATAGTAAAAACAAAGGTTACGACTATCTAGGTAAAGTCAATACCATTGATCGTTTTAAAATGTATGACATGGGCTCTTTCCCAGCAATCGCCTTTGATCCAAACGGTAAGATTGTTGCTGGCGAACTTTATGCCGTAGATGATAAAACACTAGAGTTGATTGATATGCTCGAAGGCTACCCTGATCATTATGAGCGTAAGGAAGTTATGCTAGATGTTGGTGTCGAAGCGTGGGTATATTTTTACAATCCTGATAATGTGACAGAAGACATGATCGAAGTTGATTGTGTAGATAGTGTATATACTTGGGACATGTAGTCCCAAGTATTAAAGTAGGTCATCTACCATCCCATAAAAATCTTTAACAATTTTAATGTATTTTTTAGGTGCATCCTTTTTTAATGCAGCAAAAAAACGTGGCGTATCTATTTTAACCTTTAGGGTTTGGGTTCCAACCTCCAAGTCAAATCCTCTGGAACTCAAACCTACAAACATTCTGAAGAATTCTTTTTTCTGTTCAGAGTCAAACATATTCCACCACTCATCACCTTCAGTAAAGTTGCGGAATTCCTGTTCTAGGTTAGCCAGTTGAGGTCGAATCTCTGCCTCTGACGAATAATAGTCATCATGCACATCTTCTTCCGATCTACCACCATGACCATAGTTTGGCTTAATTGCAGATTGATCTTTATGCAAGCCAATGTCTTGTATTAAGTGTTGCAGTTCATGGTCAACAACACTTCTTAGTTTTTTGAATTCAGTCATTGCTTTTTTATCACGCGTGTCATTGAACCATGAGTCTAAAAACGCATCTGAAAGGCTATGTGCATTTATTAATATCTTGGGTGTTCCTTTAACAATACTGTACCTTGATGAATCATTTTCACGAATCATCACTAACACATCAATGGGTAGTACACCATCTTGTGCCATTTGGTCCATATTACTTCTAACGAGCCTTGAGCTATGATAGTAAGGGACATCCTCTGGATGAAATAGGCTTAGACCGAGATAATCACGGTTCCCACTGACACTACGCTTCAAACGCCCCGTGAATTCCATTTCAAGGGCATCTACGGTATACCCGGTAATGTCTTCGACAACCTCTTCAAATTCCTTAGTATCATTTTCAGTAGCACCCCGTGTATGGTAGTGATAGATAGCATAGACTACCATTCTTAGTATGTCTTCTTTGAGATCTTGAGGTACTTTGATTGTTCGCTCAAAAAGATTAACCAGTTTCATTAATTATCTCCGTTTATTATTATTTATCATAAACATAAATACACAGGATAATGGAGTGAACGCCATGTTTGAACGCTTAATCGCTTTTGAAGAAGACAATCAGTATTATTACTATTTCGTTCCTTTTAATATTTCTTTAGTCGAATTTATCGAGAACGTAAAAAATGAAATAGCCGTTAAACAAAGATATAATACTGAGATACATCAGATAAAAAATAAGCTAGACAAAGAACAGAGTTTACTAGAGTCTGGTGATAGTTCAGAAATTACTGCTGAAGACGGCAAGATACTCATACAGACCTTTATGTCTAATCACCCATACGATAAACGTAGTGTTAAAGAAATACTTGAAGATGCAGGTGCTATTGAACTTCTAACACAGATACCAGAAGCAAATGTAATAAGAATTAAAGATTCATAATGATCAAATGCGTGTAAATAACATCTAATGTTAAATTGTTTATAAATAATAGAAAAAGGCACATAGTATGAAAATACCGTATGGTGATATAAGAAAAGTATGTATATTTATTATGTTTATGGCAGTAGTTACACTCTTCATGCCAGCACTGATGTATAAGGCCAGTGCAGAATCGGCAGAAAATCTAATCACTGTTTTGATTGAAGAAAATGAAACCATTGTCCAACGAACAACTGAACTGGTTAAAGCAAAATTAGATTTAACTCTCCCAGAAGAGTTGATTGAGAGAAATATTAGGAAGATGTTGTATTCTGAAAATGAGAATGATGTAGACAGTACGATAACGCGTGTAGTGAGAAACTATCGAATTCCATTATCATATAAAGAACAAGAGCTGTTTTCTAACTATATGAAGAAGAAACGACTTTACTTTTTGCAGAATAGTGATAAGATAGAGAAGTATGTCAATGACTACAGAAAAGAATTACAGAGACCAGTTTCTGGATTTTATTTACAGCTTACTGGATTCCCTAAAAAAATTAGCATAATACAGGAGTAAACAATGGCATCACATAATGATGTTACAGGCGATAGTTTAGTATCGCGCTCAAACACTGACGCATACCGAAAAAATTGGGAAAGCATTTTTGGAAAAAAGAAAAAGAATGGTGAAACAGTTTCTGAAAATGATTCACAAGATGATGGTGAAAAAGACAGTGAATAAAAAAGAGCCTTAAGGCTCTTTTTTATTATCAGAAATATGTAGACTTGATGAAACTTTGTCAAAGTTATCTGATGTGACCTTGACCAGAACTGATAGGGTTGCCGTCATATCATTGATTGGTGATACATAAATGTTGAAAATCACATCGTTTTGGATGTTTTCATAGATTGTGTGACCGTGATATACCGCAAACTTTTCTCTGAAGATATGATAGTTGTTGATTTTGTCCATATCAACAAGAACCCGTTTATTATGGTATCGAGCTTGCGCTGTATACTCTGAAAAATATTTCTGCATCAAAGCGCGTAATCTTTCATTTTTAAACATATAAGAAATTCGTACCCTAATGAATGAGACACTAGAATAACAGTAATTGCTTATAGATGTCAAGAGGTTATTAGGACTTATCCGTTATAAAGACAAAAAATGAAGAACCGATGGCTTCGAAGTTGACTTCATAGTTTTTGTCATCAATATACTTACTATTATTTTCTATATGTTTGTAATATACAGACTTGGAAATCTCTTTTGAATAGCTTCCGAAACCTTTTACAGATTGTTCCCAAAAGTCACTAATCATAATTGTTAGTTTTTTCTCTCCAATCACATTCACTTTCATTGTCCAACGTCCTTAATCTTGTAAATATCATCGAAAGTCATAGCCCCAAACCCTTCGTCAAGATCATTTATAGTTTTAATAATCGAACGTGTTTTGTTAGGGTCAAATCCACGATGATTGAATATGGAATACAAGGTTGACGCATATAGTCCCATCAATTTATAACGATTCAGTTCATTTACAAAATTCCGAATAGGTGAAGTAGTGCTAATGGTAGTAGGTGAACAAATATGACTATGCCCTTCGATATGATCCCTTAAACTCGAATGTAGAATTTTAGTGAGATGGATACTACTATTAGTGTTTCTAATTTTTCGTTCTAGTTCATCCGAAACTGTGACGCCACAAACAATACCATACTCTCTATGATTGGACATTATTCGTTCCCACAGACTGAACGTGGATGGTAAGTTACTACCATACCTAGATGTTTTTTCTCTAGTATACTTTTCATAAGAATGGCGGTTGATAATCTTCAACAGCTGTTCGTCATAAAGAGGTGTGACATCTACACTTACTTGCTTGATTTCAGGGTCGTTGATGTACTGAATGAATTCCTCATCACGAAGCTGATTCTTAAAAGGAACCTTATAACGCTTATCTTCATTGCGTTTTATGAAAAAGTTTCGTGCAGACGTGTTGAATAGTAATTTAGGACTGTCAACGTATTCGTTTAGACATCCCAGTGTGATATAGTTCTCGGTCTGTTTAGTGATCATAAAAATCTTAACCTATAAAAAGCGATTAGAATTACGATATCTTACCTATTTTCAAAGGCGAAGTCAACGTTGACTAATGATTTTAAACCCAGTACAATAGATAGAAATATCAAAAGGTGTATTTATGAAAAGCAAAAAACCACTCTATAGCGCATACGTTCTAACTAAAGATTGCCGTGATCGTCTCCTATCGCTGTTCAATCCTTCGTATCCACAGAGGGTCGTCGCTCATCATGTTACTGTGCAATTTGGTAATGTCACTGCTGAGGACATTCCTGATGGTAAAAGTATCAAGGTTGTAGGATATGTTAATAGCGGTGATGGACTTGAAGCACTGGTCGTATCAGTAGATGGTGAGACTACGCGCCCTGATGGTTCTGTGTACCATATCACATGGTCCTTGACGAACGGCTATAAACCAGTAGACTCTAATAAAGTGATTGCTGAACGAGGCTATGATGTGTTGGATGAACAACATAACGTGGAATTTGAGCCTCGGGTGATTTTTGTTTAAGGATCATACATGATTGGGAAACTATTTAAAAACTTATTCAGAAAGAATAGTGTAGAACGTGAAGATGAAATTGACGATAATTCAAGTGCGTCGTCATTGAAAAGTGATTCCGACATTTCAGATAAAGCGTATATGGAAGAGCATGTCAGATGGATACGTGAAAACTTTTCAGGATGGCCTAGTGATAATTATCACTATGCAGTAATAGAAGAGAAGTTTGATCCTGAAAACACTGTAAAATATAGTGTGCGTTTTTTCAAACGCTTACCAAATAATACATCAGATACGGTATTGAGCCGTGACGACATTGAAAAAATTGTTAATCATAAGGATTAGATTTATATGAGTAGTAAATGGGAACGGTTTAAGAAATATATCAAAAAGAGCTGGGCAGATTATCAAAAATCATTGCGCATTCAACGTAATGGTTATGATCCACATTATTATATCACACGGTGTCGTGAATTGGAGAATGAAGTGACACGTCTGCGTAAAAAGTGTGAGAGCTTAGCAAGTGAAGTCGATCAACACAAATCAAAAACGAACGATAGTGATGTAGACTATGACGAATATATGTTTTATAAACGTGTCCATGACGACGTTTCTAACCTACACCGTTTGTTTCCTGTAGAACTTAGAAAGATGTGGTCGGGGAACGAGGTATACACATGGCTTCGTAACGCACAGCAAGAACTTTTGAAGAAAGGATGAGGATAGTATGACTACGGTTGTTATTGATCTTCGCCATCATAAGGTAGTGACAGATACACGATTGACATATATTAGTGAATCTAAGCGTAAAATCACATTCATGTCTAAAGAGATCGCACTGCCTTTTATCAAGTCATATAACGTTGCATTTGACGATCAGTATAAAAAGAAAGCATATCGTATTAAAAGAAACGGTTTTACGGAAATAGTATGTATGAGTGGGATTGTTTCGGAAATTGAAAAGTTTATGAATGCTTATTTGAGAAACAAGCTACCTCGGAAATATTTAAAGAATTCAACTGTCAACATTATTTCATACAATGGTCGTGAATGGATATCGCGGTCATATACTAGTTCGTCATATACTTCTTATAAAGAAAATGATTGCGGGTTCATCACAACAGGTTCTGGCGGGACATTTGCATGCGGTGCGTTAGATATGCTAAGTGTGAAAGATAAGAATAGAGCTATCAAGGCAGTTAAATCCTCTATGGTGTATGACAATTATAGTGGTGGTAGTATTTCTGTGTTGAATTTTGAAGACTTAAACGATATTAATTAAAAAAGAAATATAAGAGAGATAGTTATGAGACTTGCATTTGCAACTGGAATGAATGGGGAATTTTCATATAATGGTGAATTACCATGGGGTACTCCGATTAAAGAAGATATGAACCATTTTGTGAAATTTTGCGCTGGTAAAGTATTAATCATGGGCTACAAAACATGGAAGTCTTTACCTGAGAAAGTCAGAGAAAAATATAAAACCCTTGTTGTTTTTACTCGAAAAGACGATACTTATCACAACTTCGAAGGTCTAAAGTTTATTGTTGAGGATATGTCTCAATTCACATCATTTATTGAATTCCTCTCACAATGCGAAGAAGGTCTTGACCAAAAGACTGAGTACTGTGTTATTGGTGGCGCGGGTATCGTTGAGGCTTGTCTCAAAAATCTGGAAAATTTCGATGCAGTTCTCCACACACTAGTTGATCCAAAAGAAAATCAACTGCCCCATACTCAAGCCATATCTAATACTTTAATTACCCATCTTGACACATTATTTAAGCGCCAAGATCCATATTTTTATGAAAATGAAAGCTTTGCTATCACTGTAACAGAATATTATAGAGATTGATATGAATATATTTAAAAAACTTAAAGAAAAAAGAAAGGCTAGGAGGGTTCTTCGCAATTATAAAGAGAATGCGGAGAAAATTCTTGTTAAAACGTTCTCACGAGGCTTCTATCTTTCTAAGAAGCGTGGATGGGAATTGAAAGCCTTTAAAAATTCGATTCGAGTTTTTAATATCACAGGGAAGCAGGAGTTATATAAGACTCCAACATATTTTGCTATTAAGAGTCATACCGGAACTGTCTGTATATTCTCTGGTCTTAAGAATGATTGTAATAACAATAGTAAAGTATATGGCTACTTTGATAGATACGATGATGATTTTGTGAATAAAATGAAAAACTTTATGTCGAATATTATAGATGGCGGAAAGGAATTGTTAGAAAAGAAGCCTGAAAAAAATAGTATTTGTATTCATCTAAATGACTTTGATAGATTGTATTTAACTGCCATATGTACTATTACACAACCGCATAAAATGATTTACGTGGATAAGCAAATCAGTATTTATGAAATAAAAAATAAAATTAAAGATAACCTTATAGAAGAATACTCAATGGTGGGAGATAATGAATAAAATACTATATTATGAAAAAAGTGATGCCGTACATCACTTTTTGACCAATAACAAATACCATATATTTGCGCATGGAGCAAACTGTCAGGTGACTATGAACAGTGGAATTGCTCGTGATGTAAAAAGTCGCATTCCAGAACTTTATCATGCAGACCTTGAATATCATCTAGAAGTTGGTGGTGACCATAATAAAAAACTTGGTAAGTTCAGTATGGTTAGTTATGAAGACGAAGGCAAACCTCCCCACAAAATGGCATTCAATCTTTATACACAATTGTATTATGGTACTGAGAGACGATATTTTAACTATGGAGCATTTATCGAAGCATTAGAGTCTGCGATTAACGAAGCCATTCGCAAAAAGTGTTATGACACAAACAACTCACTTAATAACACATTGAATGTCATAATCCCTAAAATTGGTTGCGGATTGGGCGGTGGTGATTGGAATATTGTTTCTGAAATATTGGAATATAAAACATTTAGTACTGAAGTAAATGTCGTTTTCCACGTGCACGTAAAATATTAATTTAAAGTAATGCTATCTATGGGGGTGACAAACCCTTAGAAATAAAGTATCATTGTGTATTCATACATATTGGAGTAAATTATGATTTACATGATCTTGGGCTTTACATGGGCCATCATCATCACGCTTGGCTATTGTTTGAGTTATGGTATTAAAAATATTAGTGTACCAAAGTGTTCCTTGTGGTTTATTACATCCCTATTAACAGGTGCCGCAGTCGCATACTTGACTACCCCTGTGATCGGATTCTTTTATTTTGGATTCTGGGCTTATTATATTATTCCACTATTTGTAGTAATTTCATTTCAAGCACATGCATATTCACAATCAGAAATCGATAGTAAATTACCATCATGGATCGTTTTCTCATTGATGGGTCTATTTGTTGTAGTTCTGTTTGTGAGTAGTTCTAAAATCTTACACCATGAACGTTATCACGATCTTCTAACAGTCAAGAGTGAAAACGAATTTGACCCTGAAAAGGTGTTTCTCGATCAATCACAGGCACGTTTTGTTGATCAAAGCCTGTCTTCGAGATCTGCAAACGAAATTCTTGGTAAAGAGCGTGGTTTGGCATCACGGTACGATGTTGATACTATGCGTGTACAAAATATCAACGGACAGCTTCGCTGGGTCTCGCCGCTAAAACATTCCTCTTTTTTCCGTTGGATGGATGACAGCAACTCACCCGGCTACATATCTGTTAGTGTTAATGAATATTCAGATTCTAAATTGAATACAGATGACGCTACTATTTCTTATGGCTTGAACGGATACTATTTTTCTACAGATGTAGACCGTCATGTATACCAAAACGGTTACAGTACCACACTGGTCGATGACTATACGTTAGAAGTCAATGACAATGGCAAACCCTACTGGGTAGGATCTATTGTTGAACCTCAAATTGGTTTCTCCGGTAAGACAGTTCTTGGTATTATCATTGTTGATGCTAAATCGGGTGATATTGAAAAGTATTCTGTAGAAGATGCTCCTGAATGGGTAGACCGTATCTATCCCCAAAGTGTAGTACGCGATCAGGTCACCTATTGGGGTAAGTATTCCGGTTCATGGTGGGACGGATTCGTAGGTAATAATGTTGTAGTAGCAACGCACGGATCTTCTATCGTGTTCTCAAAGGATAGTTCTGCGTCATGGTATACAGGACTTCAATCTAACAGTGGTAATGACGAAAGCTCTATGGGCTTCATGTTGATCGATACCCGCACAGGTGTTGCTTCTTACTATCACCGTTCTGGTATTACTGAAATGGTTGCCCAAGATACTATTGAAGGCCGTGTGCAAGAATATGGATACAACGCTTCATATCCAGTACCCTATTATATTGGTGGTACAACAACATTTCTTTCGGTTCTTAAAGATGAAAGAGGTAACGCACAGGGCGTTGGTTTAGTTGCATATGACAATCGGTCTATGGTTGCATATGGTGAGAACTATCAGATTGCACTACGACGCTATTTGTCAGTCCTGTCAAGTAATGGACGTAGTGATTTGAATAATGATATTGAAACAATTAATATTCATGGGGTTATTGATAGGGCTTATGTACAGCCTGTCGATAGTCGCCTTATACTCACTTTTACTATTACCAATTCTGAGTACAGTGGAGTTATTTTCTTCACTTCTGCGGACGGTAATAAAGAAACTGTTCTTACACGTGACGGAGATTCTGTAAGCTTTGATATAATGTCTAACAGCAGTTCTGAAATTCAAGCAACAAATTTCACTAATAAAACCATAGGACATAAATGAAGGTAATTTATTTAGATATTGATGGTGTACTTAACTGCTACAGTGACCATGAACGTTTACATAATAGTTTACGCACAACGGGATTGATACCAGAAGATATACATTTTTTTACTCGCGGTGACTATGTGGTTAGTGATAAGCTAAAGCGTCTTCAGAGTATTGTCAGTGAGTACAATGCACAAGTAGTCATTGTGTCATCATGGGCTACCTTCAATGGTGATTCAGAGAATATTTGTAGGTTTTTAAAGGTTCCATATCATAGTGATGCTCTAAGCACAGGAGGTGGCCTTATGAGAGGCCGAAAAGTAATAGAGCATAGTGAGCTATATAATATCAATAGTGATGATTATATCATTATTGACGACTCAGGCGATCAAATGTATGAGGATCATTCAAGGTTAATACATGTTGATGGAAGTACTGGTTTATGCGATAATGATATTGAAAAAATTCATCATTTATGGAGTTGTGAATGAGCAGGTTTCTTCTTACTGAACAATTAAACAATATCGTCAATACATTAGTCAGTTATAAATGGGATATAAACAGCGAACAGTTTATATCCCCCGTATTCCCTGTAAAACGAAGATCTTTTTAATACTGTAAGATTACAAAATAATAAAATTTTCGCACAACAGTATAACGAATTAATTGAAGAGCTTGAAATATTGTTCAGTAATTTACAAGATCTTACTGATATGTATGCATCATATAGGTTTTTTAGATTGTGTAATCATTCTAAAAGTATTGACTGTTTGAGCAATATGTATTTTGATGATGAAGATATTCATCATATAAACAAACTTTCAGTTAAAAATAATCTTCTCAGTGCGAACTTTTTTCCTATGTTGCATGATACACTTACAAATGTTGATAACATTCTCAACTCTAGTATCATTGATAACTCTACCCGACATAGATTTATTCGTGATCTTAACTTATTGCGTGATTCTATTGAAAAGCTTACTATTAATGGCGTTGACGAAATGTTAGATAAGGTGGTTGTATGAAACAGAAAAGAGACAATTTCTCACTAGATTATGAGGCACGTGTCTTAGCTGATAGTAATAGTAAATATAGCTTGGCGAAACGTGTGATTGAATTACAAGATGAAGTCGAAGAACTTAAACAAGGCTTAGAGAAAGATAATGAAGTGTCTATCGAACCCTGTACATGTGGTCAGGTAGTATCAGACGAATCTACACTTATCGATAGCTTGTACCCTCAAAATCGTGAAAGAACCGAATGGGTCTTTGGGTGCATGGTACATAATGGTGGGTGTGGCAGGCAAGTATATGCTGAAGATAAACAGACGGTAGTTAATCGCTGGAATAACGGCGATGTTGATGAATATTTGAGAGACTAGTTATGGTTAAAATAGATACTATAGAAAAAAGAAATAACCCCAAACGGAAACGTAGATTGCGTAAAAAACTGCACGTAGCAGAGTTCAAATCCGTTGATATCGTAATGAAAATTTATGGTCTTGCTGACAATACTGATGACGACGGCATTGACGATTTCTTAGATTATATCGAAAAACTTTCACCAAAGTATGGATGGAAAGGTGGATATGTAATGTTTACCTACGAAGATCATAGTATCATTCATGTGCCAATACTTCACGCACCTTTAATTGAAAGCGGTGATAGTGATGAGTATGTACATGAACTAAGTAATCAAACGAATTATGAGATTGAGTTGATTAGTATTAAAGATTCGTGGTATAGTGACTATTTGTAACGGGAATAGTATGAGTAATTTAGACTTTGATGATTTTATTAAATTATCGAACTCAAAGAAAATTGTTTTAAACACACAGAAACATATAATCAGTAAAGCTTTATTGGATGACGACACATCAGACTCCCCTATTGTCTGGACATTTCCAAAATGGGTGTATGAAAAATACAGGGATGTGACGTTCATAGATCCAAACAGAAGGACAGCTATCGACTTGATCTGCCTAAAAGGGAAGACTAAAAACGGTGATTATTGTGAGAACGAGTATTACGCAAAAATACATAAAGAAAATGTAAATTATTTAATCGATGAAGATGGCGAGAATGTTGTATATACAATATCCATACCGGGCTTCGATGAGTTATTAAAGGCATTCTTTCCAAATATTGAATTCAATTCGCCTAGTTATATAACATTGTTACCAGAAAGCGACTTTGGTAACATCGATGGTAGATTTTTTATTAACATACCTAAGAGTTTAGCGGCAAAAGGCATTGACTATTTACGTAAGTATCATGACGGCGAGCTTGCACTAGGTTACACAACAGTCTACCTCGATTTTAATACGTGGGTGGCCGGGACAATGCCACCACGACGTTACTATTTGATAATTAAAGATGATTTTTTAAGTGTAACACAATATGAAAGTCTTATGCGACTTAGTAAATTGTATCATGGCGACGAGGAATTCGAAGCTAATTATGTCGGTATGAAGGTTGATCTTAATGTCAAAAATCAATACTTGGAGGCATTCACAAAGAAAAACGTACTCCAAAATGTAAATGATCTTCTCGAACGTTTTAAAAAGGAATAATATATGAAAAATAGTAATTATATTAAAACATTATTAGTCACATTTTTTCTAGCCACATTATTTGTGGTATATTTCTCATCTATCGGTAATAGCGATACTTCACAAAAATTATCGCTTGGTGAAGAATCACGCGAAGTTTTAACAGTTGCTTGTAAAGTAGTAGATATGAATATTCAACAGGCTTACTTATATAAACGTGTGCAATACCTCGCTGAAAAACATCGTGAGAATATGAGTGATTCCAAAAAGAACAGCATAAGCAGACGATATGATGAGACACTAGAAGATGCCAACAAGTTGGTAGCTGTTTATAATAAACAAGCAAATTTTTACAGACAAGAAGATTTGAAACGATATAATCTTCCCATTAAGATACAGAGTCCGGTAAATCATAATACGGAAATACATTGTGAATGAAAGGCTTAAAGTGAAGAATGAAAATGACTTTTCTTTAGATGACTTATCGTTCTTATACAAACACCCTCGTATAAGATTACTTTCATCTAAGCTCAAAAAAGCAACGAATGAATGGACAAATCTAGATGGGTTTGTAGTATATGATTACGATAAGCCGCGCCGAGTCATTAAAAAAGAAAAGCTTTCCATCTTTAAGAGAGATCTAGAAGAAATTCTAAAAAACGAGACTATATCGATTAAAATATATCTACCTTTACCAGTATCACATCTTCTTTCATATGTCATAAAAAATCATATGAACGATGCCACTGTGAACATTGTTAATTACACCGATTTTTCAATCTATTTATTATGTAAGGATAAGAAAGCATTGAAGAGCAAATTACCCTCACGTATGATTGACAATTATAAAGGACGCAGTATAAAATTGCTTGCTGGTGGGTATGAAGAAAAGTATGACACCCCGCCACCCGAAAATGGAATGAGATTATATAAAATAATAGACACCATGCATGAGGGTTGGGAAAATGAAATACCTGACGATAGTCTTATGACTACTCTAAAGTCATTGCCGTTATATAAGCACTCACTTTGTTTTACTATACCGTTTGGTATGGTTAAACGTAATAAAACATTAAAGTTTATTGAAATGTTAGAATGCATGCTTACTTGAATGCAAAACATCTCATTGGATACACACACTAAAACAAATTGTAATAAAAACGAGGGAATTATGTACACATTTCAGGACTTAAAGTACATGTATTCGCACCCAAGAATCCGCGTACTTCAGGGCAAGGCAATTGCCTCCTTGGATGTAGACTGGAACAACATAAAGACCATTGTTAAACACGACTACAAGAATCCAAAATCAAAGGCGAAAACCGAATACATGTCAATGTACCGGGATGACTTGAAGAAATACATGGATCAAAACCCAAACACAATGGTTAAGGTTTACCTTCCCAAGTCAATCAGTATGATTCTACAAACCATCATTGAAGAATTCTCAGATGAGAATACCGTATGTCGTGTTCGTAATGATTACGACTACAATATCCTAACTATGGTTAAGCAGAAGAAAACATTTGATGACAACTTTGTCAGTAGTGCAACACAAGCAGACGGAAGGACATTTAAACCAGCATATCGTTCAACCCTCAGAAGATTGTTGCAAGACAACTTTGGTATCACCGACTTAGAGGAATACCGTGACTACTGTATACTCAGCACTGATGGTGTTCATAGAAAAAGCGATGTGGTTGAATTAACACCCGAACAGCTTAGTGCGCTTAGACAACTATGTTTATATAAACGTGCGAACTACGTTCAAATTCCAATCAACACAAACCGGACAAAACTCATGAGCTTTATTAATATCGGAGAACTATTATGGGGAAAATAACACTTGATGATTTTATTCACCTTCTTTTCAATTATCGTGTTGAACTAAATGAAAAAAGCTCATTGACGCCTAAACATTTTTTCAACGGAGTATCAAAAAACAAATGCAATTATAGAATCGGCAAGCGTGTACCTGCTTTAGACTATGGTTATCAATATGATATTTTTAAAAAAGAGTACTTACCCTCAGAAGAAAATATCAAAAAAGAAATCGATAACTATGATGATTCACATAATTATCAAATAATCGTAGATATACCACCAATGAAGTCATGTATCAAACACTTTTTTGGTAATATGGTTGAATATGATGATGGATATAACCCTCAAGGAAATCATTTGGCTTACGATTATAAGTTCATGCTGACAATGCCTGTTAATTTACCAGAAGTACCAAGTTCAATTACTAAGCGGTTTTCTGTTGGGCGCTCTTATCACGATGATGCTTTGTATGCTGGTACACAATATTATTTTCGTAGTAGTCGTACAAAACGTAAAATGGAATTTACGAAGTATAAACAAATAATTCGCTTATCTCATGGAGCCCAATACTATGATGACAGCGACTATGAACAGTTAGCCAAAGATATTAGATTTTGTAAATTGGTTTGTAAGGATCATTCTAAAAAGCTTCTGGTTTCAAGAGCGAGTGACCTTGAGATCAACCAGTACAAAGTCTATGCAGGCTCTGTATTTAAAGCTTTGAGTAAGATTTGTTGACTCGGGCGTCAAAATGATTTAAAATGAATTAAATCATGGGAGATATGTTATGCATATTAAGGTCTTCACTACAAATAGCCTGAGTGAACATTACGAGTTTAGTAATGATATCCTGTTTGAATATGAATACGAAGGTCTTGATGACGTTCCATATCTCTCACAAGGATTCAATTGTGCCATTGGTGATGAAAGTTTTCTTATTCTTGCCGTTGATGAGTTTAAGAATAAAATCGCTGGTGCTGTTGTAATTACCAACAGTTCTAAAGAAACCCTGAATAATACAGGTGCAAAGTGCTGGATCAATAGTATTGGTGTTGCGGATGAATATCTCGGTCGTAAATTGTCTCGTCCTCTTATTCATGAAATGTTCAAAGTATGTAAGAAAGAAGGGATTGATAAGATTGAACAATCATCTTATACCGAAAAAGGTCAACAACGTGTCCGTCGATTGTTTGAAGAAATTGAGAAAGAATATCCAGAAGTCGAATACATTGATGTCTTGAATGTTGAAGAAAATGATTATTGTGGTACTATGTGAGAATAGTATGGAGTTGAATAATGAAAGAGTTAGTTACAGCGAAGCGATTGGGTCATAAAACCGATCTGAAATGGTTGACGATTGTTAATGGAAAAATCGTCAGTGCCATCAAAAGTGATGGTAAAGAATTTAAAATTCATGAAATTGGTGAACTCATTCATTCATATGATCCTGTTGCACCTACTTCCATGTTTAAACAATATTTCAGTCAGAAACAATTGAACTACCGTAAAAAAGATGTGAATACTATGAAAGAACCTCGTAGCAAAAAACAACAACCCGCGCCTAAGCCTAAACAAGAACGACCAAAAATTCCCAATAAAACCACACAGAAATCGATCAATGATTTAAACAATGGTAAAGGTGAAAGGGTCGAATCTATTAATGACCTTATGAATGAAACTCAATATAAAGGTTCACCTGAAATCTTCAGTGATACCGTTGAAACAACGTTGGTGCTGGAAATCTATAAGCTGAATGGTGAACTCTTCTATAGTATTGAGTTTGAGGATGAAGAAGACTTTTCATATCATCTGCGTAAAAAGAAAGAGAAGTACCCCAATTATAAATTTGTTCGCAAAACAGTTCGTTCGATGGTGAGTTATGTCGAACTATAAACTTACTATCGAGTTAGTACCTTCAACATCATGGTTTAATAATATTCGAGACATGGTGAGTCGTAAGGATTGGGATATTATAAAGTCTATGACGTTCAAGCATGCAGGATACAAATGTGAAATCTGTGGCGGTACAGGCCCTAAGTGGCCTGTAGAATGTCACGAAGTTTGGGAGTATGATGATGTCAACAATATTCAGAAGCTAGTTAGAACAATTGCTTTGTGTCCTGATTGCCATGCATGCAAACATATTGGATTCCACATGAGAACTAGGTCTAAACGTGTTCCAAAGCTCCTGACTCACTTCTGTAGGAAAAATAACATTAGTGCTAAGGAAGCTGAAGACTATATTGTTAAATGCTTTCAGGAGCATCACAGGCGTTCTCAGGAGCAATGGACAGTGGATGTATCGTGGATTAAGAATCGATTTCCAAACATGAAGTTCAAAGAGGATACGTGAACGATGAGGAAAAAGGCTTCAATTAACATGATGTATTGTTATGATGCAATGTATCCAAACCTTTCAGATCAAAGTATTGATCCAACAGAATATCCATATATTATGGTTATTGCGTCTCATGATGCTGATTCTACCGAGATGGTTGTGAATCCGGTGAAAGTTAAAAAAGAAGATTCTTTTTATTTTAGACCGCACAACTTTTCACCAACTACATTTAGTCTAATGAATATCACATCACAAAAATCTAAACATGATATTATTCCATTGAACGAGGTTGATCCAAAGATTTTCAAAAAGCTTAATTCGTCGTTCAAGCGTGGTGATGAAGTCTGTGACACCTTTTATTTAAATTTTCAAGATGTAACTTTACTTTCTAAAGATATCTATGTTGTAAGAGAACATATCAATTCTCTAGGAATAGAGAGAAAAGAGAAGTTTATTTATTCTCCCAGAGCTAATGGTATTGATCTCGATGACAAAAACTATCGTATTCGTAGTCTTGATGGGAGTGCAACGGCAGTTGGTGCAAGGTATCTAGATAACAATAGCGTTATTGTTTTTGACCCAGATCATCATTATGATTATATGTTTGATAAGCGATTTGAGAAACGTGTTCTTAAGGACATTAAGCATGATGTTCTTAGAGTTACTGACGTATTTCAACATATCGATCATACTGATTTGAATTCAGCAACAAAATATAAAACGCGTAAGTTTTTTGCACATGTTATGGTTTTCAAAAAACGTAGTAGTATGGAAGAATACGGTTATTATTTTACTAAAAAATGCAATCGTGATTGCCACTTTGGAATGCATTCTTCTGTTGACGATCCAGTTAATAACCGTGTAAGACGCCTAAAGTCGCTTACAGAAGATCTTAATATCGAAACGGGTACGGTATCTAATAAATCTAAATCATATGAGGTGCTATTTGATTGGGAATATGTTGCGTCTGAAGATTTGTTTGACGACATTATTAGGGAGATTGACGCGGGAACTTTTTACACAGATAAAAAAATTGGTAAGAACGTAGAAAGCCTGATGTCTATACCTATCTATATTGATGAAGAGAAGTTTATCAATAAGATGAAGTTGCAAACAAAATGGAAACAATGTATTGAGACACTAATAGTAAATAATGAGCTATAATAGGAAAAATAAAATGAATGCTTTAAAATTGTCCAAGCTTAAAGATCTAAATGTGTTGTACGCTCATGATGAAATATTTGATATTATCGAACACACGGATTTTGATCCAAAAAAATATCCTTATGTATTAATACCTAATATATTAGGTTCGAGAACAGCAGACTTTGTATCAAATCCATCTATGTTGAGAAAAGAGACGTATGGATATATTGATAATGTCAATGCTAATAGCCCAACTAATTTTTGTCTCATAAGTTTCCATCGTCAAGATGGTTCAGATTCAATTCCAGTTGATGAGATTGGTAAAAATACTTTAGATAGTTTGAACGATGGCTTCAATAAGATGAAAGATGTATCTGACGTGTTTAAGGTAGATCTAAACAATGTTTCTACAAAATGTGAAAACAGCTTTTCGTTACTAAGGGCTATCGATAATCATTCGAATAAAACTAATAGTAATAATCTTTTGTGTACATCGTATCCGAGCGGTGTTCTGAAGCTTAACGAGTATTATATCTCGCAGGCATATAATATGTTTGTGAATAATTTAGAAAATAAGTATGAGAACACTATTCTATTTGATCCACGTGAACAATTTTCTTACATGTTCGACGCTAATCTTAGTAAAGAACTTCAGAAAGATATTGCCAATGAATCGGTGAAAGTGTCTGAAATTAATTCCATAGAGACCTACAATGATGTTGATATTCGCAAGGCATTCTTTTCTCATGTATTACTTTGCAATGATATAGATACTCTAGCTTTCTACAGTGATTATCTATATGATAACCACAACATGGATTCGACTATAGCTATACATTCATCGGTTGACGACCCTGTGACTAATTATCTAGTAGAATTGAGAAATACCCAAAAAAATATTCCAATTACCTACGACAATTTATTCCCAGAAAACAATAAGCTATGTGTGGAATTTTCATGGGACGCTGTTATTGAAAACGATATGATCGATACTATTTTGAAAGAAATTGACGAAGGTGGTATAGTACCTGAATGCAATTTTAATCAAACGGTTACTCATGAAAACTATGATTATTGTCGCTATTTTATCAACAATAATTCATTTTTAGGGAAGATTAAACTAAAAACAATTTGGATGGATTGTATCGAGGGTATTGTCATCAATAAGGATAGCTGTTATAATGAATGAAAATCATTATCTAAGAATGTTACCAGTTGTGAAAACACATAGTTCTCTTGGATTTCTCACACTCTATACACTTGACGATATTTATAAGTATGTTGATGTGGATGCCGAAAATTATCCATGTGGCTTATTCTTCACAGAGAATAATGCCTCTGTGATATATAGTTTATTGTTTCATAGAGGACCATTGGATATTTCATTCATTAACTCATCGAAATCATGTTATACGACGATAGAGTGTATGTATTTTTCAAGAAATGGTAAAGGCGTTCCTTCATCGGACGTACCGCAGAATTTAATTCATTCAGGTACATACCGTTATAGTGACATAATGCATACTTTTAAATTTAATGATTATGGTTTTTATTGCATTGATAGAGATTACATTCATCCATATGAGACAGACGACAGCTATAAGGTTCATGTACTACGTCGAGAAGACGTAGCTGAAATGTTTAATAATGATCCAGATGGTTTGTATGAATTTATGGATCGATATGCATTTATTAGAGATACTGACAATCAAATAGAGTATATTTTTGATGAAGATCTTTCAACACTAATAGAACATATAGAAGGACATGTAGAGCATTTTTTCATTGATGACGCGTCTGAACCGAATATAAACCCTGAACTAGCGAATACGTGCATCTTACTGAAATCTATGAATGATTTAGATAAAGTAGTCGAATACTTATCATCAAAGGATATTACATATATTCCGTTCTATAGTTCACAATGTGAAGAGAAAACAAATCAAATACTCAATAAGCATAAATCAATCTTCAAAACTTTGTGTACCTATGATGATAGTCCATTTGAAATAGAAGTTAATGAGGATGGATATTATAATAAGAACGCATATAGTGTTAAGTTTAATGCGTTAAACACATCTAAGGAGCTTATTCATAAGCTTCTCAAAGCGGGACTGATATGGGAATACACTGATACGTCAAAAACAAATAAGTACACTGGGGATAAAAGCATACTGAGTGAGTACGGTATGGATGAGCGTTTTCTTAGATGGCTTAAACTAACTGATCAGAAGACTTTAGAAAGTGTTTGGAGAATCACTATCTATAAAAATGTTTTAGATAACAAAGAGGAATGATTTAATGAAAACAATTACTGATTTATACCCATATATCAACAAATATTATGAACGTACATTTGCGTTAAATATGTTGTTGATTGTTTCAGCGTTGATCTCTACCACTATCCCCGTAACATATGCACTGTTGTTACTAACTGCGGTAACAGGTCATATTGTATGTAATTTTAAGCTGTGGTATATCAGCCATAAAGTCTTTAAATACAACCCTCGACATGCAAATAGCAAATTAATGGAATTGAAGATGTCGTCGTTCGCGACGACATTTGTGTTCATTGTTCTATTTATAACACTAATAACTATGATTTCTACTACTACGGCTCTTGATGTTGTTTTTTTAGTTCTGATTTTAATAGGCTATTTTTGTTCAGAGGTATATTGCGCTACCAACAGTCTATTCCCTAATATGGAACTTTCTCTTAAGTAATTTTTCAACCCTGTTGATTACAATAAATACTATAAAAATCAACAGGATTGAAAAATGCATAACCTACCTCTAATACTTGAAAAATCATATAGAAGACAAATATCCGAAGGCGTCACTTTCGGCGAAAAAGAAATTAATGACATTCTATCACGTTCTAATGATTTCAACGTTGGTGTTGAATATGAAATGAAATTTGAACCAGATGTGACGATGGATGATGTAATAACAATGCTCAACAAATACGGAATTGCTTTTGATTCTGTAACTACCGAGCATGACGACATGATAGAAATCATTACCGGGAAGATGTTTTTGCGTGAGGCGTTGACTCATATTAAATCTATGTTTTCGTTCATAGAACAGGAAGATATTACAGTCCCTGAAATGGCCGGGATGCATATATCCATATCTACTAATAAATATGAACTTGATGATTTCAATCATGTTAAGTTCTTGCTATTGATGGATTCAGACTATATCCATAAAGTATTCCCAGAAAGAGATCATGTAAAAAACTATAATCGATATATAGAAATAATGCTCTCTGAACTACCGAGCCAACGGTTGAGATCAAAAAAGGATGTAGAAAATATTGAGTGGCGTATAATGACTGAACTTGAAGGTTCAAAGTATATCACAGCGGCAGTCAAAGATTATTTCACTAGTGACGGTAGAATTGAACTCAGATTCATTGGCGGTAAAGACTATCATGAAATGTATGATGATATTAAGATACAACTGTTAAGATCACTCCTTCTTATGGAGGTTGCTTATACTGATCTATATGACAAGGTGTATTATAAAGAACTATCCTCATACTTAAATCAGGATATAAAACTAAGTGGTGTGCGAAAAGAAGCCTATGAGATCATTAAGTCTGGTAATTCAAGAGATGCTTATCGTTTTATCGAAAAAAACGCAAAACACTTTTTTAAAACTGGTAAGTTGCCAAAGGATCTATTAGATAAACTTGAGAATGTTATAATACAAAATCCAAGAATATCAGTTGCTTATGCAAAAAACATACTTAATGCAGACTTTCCAAAAGGTGAGGATATGATAGCCACTGATCCAATATCATCTTTAATATACGCGGTGTTTCGAAGAGAACCGTTCGAAAAGGGTGAGGCTGAAATGGCTAAGGATGGTGCAGTCGCTTTACAGTACGCTAGAACAATTGGTGAACCGTTTCCAGAGGGTGAAGAGGCCATTTCAGAACATCCAAACCGTAGCTATATGTATGCAAGACATGTTTTACATGGGGCTTTTCCATTAGGCGAAGATGCAATAGCAACTGAAAGTGATACTGCCTTAAAATATGCTTTATATGTGATTAATGATCGATTTCCTAAAGGCGAGGCAATGATTAAAAATAGTGACCATTGGGAAGCCTACAAAACGATGTTTATTGATAAGGATTAATACCTATGAAAGTAAATGAAATTATCACAGAATCATCATCGACAATTCTTCAGTTAGATGAGTACAGGAAGTTATTGGAGTCTGAGTATTCAGACGCTTATAGACAAGCACTTAAAGGTAATCTCATTTATCGTGGGTTCGGAGACATGACGATCACGTTCATGCATCTAGAGCCAATGAGAGGACGTAAGAGCGTGAATACGAACAATGTATACACAGCTATTATGAACGAACATCCAAAATTTCAATCTCTTCCAAAACGTTCAGTCATTGCAACAACTAGTCGTAATGTTGCTATGGTATACTCAGCTAGTGATGATAACTTAGCGGTACTATTTCCTAAAAACGGTACAAAGATTGCAATGGTACCGGCGAATGATATTTGGAATGTAGTACCGGAAGAATTTAAAGGTACTCGGGTTGGTTTCTTTTCGATAGGCAATATGATTGAACGTTGGGCTCTCAAATTAGGCGTCGATCATATTGACACTTTGGAAGAATTGCGTCATCTACAAGATGTTTTTGAAAAAGAGAAAAAGAATGATTCAGAAATATATCAAGACTCACAGTCTAAGTTGAGGTATGAGCTAGAATTATTTGCCAGCAAAAAAATTGTAGAAGAAATTTTGAATGATGGACCTAAAAGATTATATGAAATGATCGACCCAGATTTATTTAAGGTATTCGATATATCAAATCTCCCAGACCTACAGGCTGGAAATAATGAACTGTGGTTTGATGACGAATATCTAGCAGTGAGTGTGAGTTTATTGGATATTATTTTAGATAGATGAGTCATAAAAAAGATTATCGAGTTTAGTGTTTAATTCTATAAAAATATATGAATCAATGTTTTCCGTAAACTCTGTATATTTATCATAATCTTTCAACTTCAACAGATATTCGTTTTTAAACTCAAAATCTATAGAATAAGATATTTCAAAAACGCTGGACGTTATAAGTACATCTAGCGGTTTCTTAGTTGTGATAGAACATACACGTTTCCACACTTTTGTGAAGATGTTTGTGTCATCAACAACGTTGCTGGTATAGTTTATATCGTATCGTATTGAAATCAATTTGATATAATCCGATAACTCCATCATTGTAACAGTATTATCGAACACCTGTCTTATAATCTCAGGTATTTGTTTATCCAATTCTGATTTGAGACGATGAATTACACTTTCTGAATAAGGTGTATCGGTAGCAACGCCATATTGGTGTAGCATTGTATCACTAATAACAGTCATTTTCTTCACCTATACTTTTCTTGTATCCATTTCGATATGTAAAATTTACACCAAGGCAAACCCAATGTTTTATCGATATAATCTTCACTATCTAACTCATTCACTAGTCTAGGGTGTTTAATTTTTATTAAATTTTTCTTAATACGAGATTTGATTGTATACTCTAAAACAAAAGTCAGATCGATACCGTCAAAAGTAGGTGTGCCTCGAAAGCCACGTGGTGAAGGCTCCCCTATTGGTGAGAACCCCCAAGAAATATTGAGACCATCGATATACAATATGTCGTGTTGAAAAGCACATCCTTCTG